CAGACCTGCGCGGTGCAGACCTGGGCGGTGCAGACCTGGGCGGTGCAGACCTGGGCGGTGCAGACCTGGGCGGTGCAGACCTGCGCGGTGCAGACCTGCGCGGTGCAGACCTGCGCGGTGCAGACCTGCGCGGTGCAGACCTGGGCGGTGCAGACCTGCGCGGTGCAGACCTGGGCGGTGCAGACCTGGGCGGTGCAGACCTGGGCGGTGCAGACCTGCGCGATGCAGACCTGCGCGGTGCAGACCTGCGCGGTGCAGACCTGGGCGGTGCAGACCTGGGCGGTGCAGACCTGCGCGGTGCAGACCTGCGCGGTGCAGACCTGCGCGGTGCAGACCTGCGCGGTGCACCTATCCTCCCGAATATCCATCAAACTGTCTTTGCTGCTTCCTCTGCGCCTGGCGCATTGGATATGGGCCAATGGCATTGCGGGACGACGCATTGCCGTGCAGGATGGGTTGTAACGTTGGCCGGCGAGGAAGGAAAGGTACTTGAAGAAAAAATCGGAACTCCTGCGGCAGCGATGGCAATCTATATAGCAAGTGATACAGAGCGCTGGAAAACAGAGCGTCTACCGAATTTCTACTGCGATAACGATAAAGCCTTAGCTGACATGAAGCGCATGGCAGAGGAAGAAGCTGCGAATGGCGCGGCCTAGCAGATAATCCAACAAAGGGGGATTTATGAGTTACGCTTCTCTTGAAGAAGCTGTTGCTGATGACGTTTCTATCGGATGTTGTGATGCTTCAAAATCATTGGGAATTGTCCAAATGCCTGAAGGATTTGCACTGATGCTGAATCCTGACCGAACGCATTATTACTATCTATCTGCCACCCAGGAAAGCTGCATTCATTGGAATAAATGGGCTATTTATCGATGGGCGAAAGCAGAATATTTGCGCATCAAAGGAATTCATCCATGACAAAATCAGACGAAATCACCCTACGCCACCAGTTCGAGGCCAACTGTCGGCATTCTGGTCTGGATACGCGGCTAACGTTCCTCGGAAATTACGCTGATCCTGGCGTTCAGGAGTTGTGGGTTGAGGTTAAAACGAGAGGTAATGTATGAAAACTATGCTAACCATTATCGTAGCGCTGCTCTGCTCGGCCTGCGGCAGTTATCCATTAGGCTATGCCAAGGGCGAACAGGGACAGACACATCAGCAATTTCAAGTGGATATGCTGACTTGTAAAGATGAGGCGGCAACCGCAGCAAATACCAGCGAACGCCAGGCGCAGGCATTTGCGCTTGGTGCCACATTGGTCGGCTATCCTGTCGCCATCCATCAGATTCGGCAGAACACCCGGGAAGCCTATGGCGCCTGCATGACTACCAGAGGGTACAAATATACTGCGCCATGATATTGCCATTGCACATTAAAGCGCATAAAATAATCACATGGCAACTTCCGACACCGTTATTGCTGATATTGCGCGAGGCGTCGCGGCACTTGGTGCTCCGGATGAATTTCTGTATTTTTTGAAGATAGCACTAGATAAATTGGTCATGCTTGGAGTTGTTGAGCATATCAGCATGGTCGAAGCAGCACAAAACCAGTATAAGCATTAGCACCATATTTCAACTGCTGATCGGAGGTGATCCTGTCTACAGAACATTTTTCCCCTATGCAGTAGTCCCCTTCTGCATTTTGCCGCAACCTCGAAAGGGTTGCGGCTTTTTTGAAGCTGACATGTTCAACTTTCATAAAATTCGTGTCATTAACCTAGCTCAATTTTTAAAACCTACCGAGGAATACATCATGGCATTGCAAGACCAACTTACCGCAGCCCAGGCAACGCTTACAGCTGACCAGGAAATTGTCACCAAACTCCAAGCGCAGATCGATGCAGCTCAACCCCATCTGTCCGTTCTGGCAGAGATCGAAGCCGAAGTCCTGAAAGTACCGGAAGAATTCCATGCCGGCTTTACCGCTCTGATCGCCAAGGCTAAAGAAATCCTCGGCTTCTAAAAATAAGCGCTCCGGTAGTTTAAGAGCGCTATTTTTTCGTGCGAATGGATGTACAATGTACGCATGTTCAAACGATTAAATATCAGGGTTCCCGCTCAGATGCTTGAGCGGCTCAAGGCCCACATGGCCAGGACTGGCCTATCCGTGTCTGAAATTATCAGGCGCGCGGTTGACGAGTATCTAGGAAGGAACAAATGAGCGTTAAGAATCCGCATGCGGTGACGAAGGACTTCGAGGCGGCACTCTGCGATTACACCGGCGCAAAATATGCCGTGGCGACAAACAGCTGCACGGCGGCCATCATGCTTGCCGTAGCGTGGCATCTGCGCGATGGAATAGGCCTGGATGTGATTGAAATCCCTTCCAGAACATATGTTAGCGTCCCGATGTCCATCATTCACGCCGGCGGCCGCGTGAGTTTCCGAGATGAAGAATGGTCTGGCTCGTATCAACTCAAGCCGCTGCCAGTCTGGGATAGCGCGCGCCGTTTCACCTCGGACATGTTCATACCTGGTGAGATGCAGGCAGTATCGTTCCATGCGTCTAAGATTCTCGGGATCGAACAGGGTGGCGCTCTCTTGCATGATGATGAAGAGGCAGATGCTTGGCTGCGGCGCGCGCGCTTTGATGGACGCACGGAAGGCATTGACCCGCGTGAGTGCGTATTCGATATGATAGGTTTTCATTGCTACATGAACCCTGGGACAGCGGCGCAACTTTTACTGAAGCTATATTCACTGCCGAAACACAATGCAGATTTAAAAAATGATCCATATCCGGAACTAGATAAGATAGGAATTTTCAAATGAATGACCAAGCCGTAGAGATGATCATCAGTATCGAAAAAGGCCGCGTGCTACAGCAGTTCAAGGAGCCAATGCGCGAGGTGTTTTACGATCCGCAGAACGCCATTGATGTTGCCTGCGCCATGACCGATGCTGCATTCGAGGCGCGTGATGGACTCAAGCCAGCTGGGGCAACACTCAAGGCGGAGCTGATTCAGCGCCACCGGGATAAACTGGTGCCGCGCATCGCCCTGATGCTGGCCAGCATGCGCGAAGACAAATTACGGTCAGATGGCTACCTGGCTGAGCAGTTTGTCTCCACTGTACTATCGGAAGTTTTCTGATGCGGATCGCTATTATTCCAGCGCGAAAGAATAGCAAGCGCATACCCGGTAAAAACCTGCGCCTGTTTCATGGTAAGCCAATCGTGGCCTATTCCATCGAAACTGCCCTGCGATCGCACTTATTTGACCGCGTGATTGTATCGACCGATTGCGAGAAGACTGCCGCAGTAGCCGTCCAGTATGGCGCCGAAGCGCAAATGCGGCCGACGGAGTTGTCGGACGATGAAACCGGGACTCAGGCTGTCGCACGCCACGTACTCTCTGAAATTGAGTGCTACGGGCACGCCTGTGTTATCTATGCTACCTGCCCGCTGATGCTGCCGGAAGACCTCAAGCGAGGCTGGGACGCCCTGGTGCGCAATGGCGTACGCTATGCATTCTCAGTGAACGCAGAGCCTTTGTTCGATGCTGGTCAGTTCTACTGGGGCGATGTGGACGCCTTTAAGGAAGATTTGCCACTGGTCGGTGCACATACGCAAATGGTCGTGATCGATCCGAACCGAGTGTGCGACATCAACACCGAAGATGACTGGCGATCTGCGGAATGCAGGTACATTGAATTGAACCAGGGGTGAATTATGCAGCGTTGCCGGACTTGTTGTTATCCTCGTAGTAAGCCTGACCTATATTTTGATGAATCCGGCGAGTGCTCGGCCTGCGTGAATGCGCGCAAGAAGCCGCTCATAGATTGGAGTGCGCGGAAAGCTGAATTGCTAGCGCTGCTAGACCGCCATGACGGACGCTGTATCGTACCTAGCTCAGGAGGTAAGGATTCGACCTGGCAAGTCCTGAAACTTCTGGAACTCGGCGCCGACATCACGATCGTGACCGCAACGACCTGCTACCTGACGGAGATAGGCCGCAAGAACATCGACAACCTGGCAAGATATGCGCGGACCATAGAATATTCGCCGAACAAGACGGTACGGGCTAAGTTGAACAAAATCGGGCTGGAAATGGTAGGTGATATCAGTTGGCCTGAGCATGTCAGCATCTTCTCGACGCCATTTCGGGCTTCGGTCGATTTGAATATTCCATTGATTTTCTACGGTGAAAATCCGCAGCAAGCCTATGGCGGCCCGTTAGGGACCGATGCCGCCAAGGAAATGACTCGACGGTGGGTGAATGAGTTCGGTGGCTTACTTGGGTTGCGGCCGGCTGATGTAGTTGGTATAGATGGCATCACCGAGCGCGATATGCAGGATTACAAGTTGTATTCAGATGAATGCATGGAGGATGTTGGAACCGAAGCGCATTTTCTCGGCCAATATTTTGAGTGGGACAGCCGGCGTAACGCCAAAGTGGCGCAAGAGCATGGTATGAAGATGCTGTTGCCGACGCCTGCTAACTGGTGGGCGGCTGAGAACCAGGACAATGCTCTGCACGGTATCCATGACCACATAATGTTTCTCAAGTATGGATACGGACGCGGATGCGCACAGATTAGCGTCGATGTGCGGGATGGCCTGGTCGAACGCGAAAAGGCGCTAAAGTGGATTGAGTATTACGACGGCTTATTCCCCGAAAAATATATGGATGTCCCGATCGATGCTGTACTTGACTATATCGGCGTTAATCGCCCTGATTTTATGAAAACTTTAAAAAGGTTTAAAGCTCATGTTAGCTAAACGGATCATTCCTACATTACTAATACGTGGTCATCAACTCGTAAAAGGAAGGCAGTTTAAATCATGGCGTAGCGTTGGCGTTGCTGAGCAGGCTGCTAGAATTTATGCAAAGCGTGGGGTGGATGAGCTATTAATTCTCGATGTTCGTGCCACGCCAGAGGGCAGATGCCCAGATTTCGCCATGGTCGAACGCATGACGGAGGGAAATTTTTGCCCAGTGTCAGTTGGCGGTGGTGTACGCAGCATAGAAGTCGTAAGAGATTTATTATTGTCTGGAGCTGATAAGGTAGTGATTGGATCATATCTTTTAACACATCGATTTTTGCGAGAAGTCAGTCAAAAATATGGATCACAATGTATTACTGGATCTATTGATTATTCTGGCGCTCAATATTTCACGAATTGCGGGAATACCTCATGTAATGTATATGAAGACGGTATTAGGCCAGAAAAAATATTGAGCATTGTTGAGCTTTGTATGCGCACTGCGGAGCATGGGGCTGGCGAGATCATCCTGACCAGCATAGACCGCGACGGCATGATGCAAGGCTACGACCTGGACATGATCCGAGCGGTATCGGATGCCGTGGATATCCCTGTGATTGCCTCTGGTGGCTGCGGTAGCTACGAACACATGTATGAGGCGATCACGGCTGGGGCTAGCGCGGTCGCTGCCTCTAGCCTGTTCCTTTTTACAGAGGCCACCCCTCGCGGTGCCGCTGAATATCTCAACCAAAGGGGAATCACATGTCGGATTTAAAACATGAAATATATGGCAACAAGATCAGCGGGCAGGGATGGATTAAAGCTCAGGAAGAAAAGTCGTCGTTTTTCTGGGATTACGTATTTCCATGCCTGATGCTCGCTGTGTTAGTCGCGGTGATCTGGTTTGCAGATGACATGGGGCCGATATGGAGCTGATCAGCGTCTACGAGCACCATTTTGGCGTGACAGCGCTCTATCATTTACTCGCAGAACGGCCGATAGAAGCAAATATCAGCCATAAAGCTATGCCTACATGGGAGCAGCACACTCTTTTTGTTGGAAGCGAACCGTATATGCACTGGTATTTGATAATCCAAGAGAAGGCCTGTCTCGGTGCTGTCTACCTGAGCAAGCAGCGCGAGATCGGCATTGGGATATTCAAGAGTTATCAAGGGCATGGATATGGCGCCGCAGCGGTAAAATTGCTCATGGAGCGCCACCCTGGCAAGTTCCTGGCCAATGTGGCGCCCGGCAATCGCAAGTCAGTCGATCTGTTTGCCGAACTTGGCTTCAATCTCGTGCAGCACACCTATTCCCATGAATGAGACATTTGCATGCGGTGCTATGACTTTCATCAGACTAGCGCTACAGGATCATCGCAAACAATTTCAAGGGAAGATAGCGCGGCGCGTAGTTTTACACCCAGAGACATTCAAGGATTTCATGGTGGACCCATATGCGCGACACTGTGAGGCATGCAATTGGGGTAATCGTGCTGTTTTTTTTGAGGGAACCGAAATCGTGGAAAGCTTAGAGACTGGAACCCCGAAATTAATAAATTGCAAGAATGAGGAAGTCTATCTATGAACCAACCTTTTATCGTCGCTGAGATGAGTGCAAACCATCTAGGCAGCCGAGAGCGTGCATTAGCCATCGTCGATGCAGCTGCGAACGCTGGCGCCGATGCGGTGAAAATCCAGACATGGAAGCGGGATACTATGTGCTTAGACCGCGACTACACGCTGACATCTGGTCCTTGGGCCGGCCGCAAGCTGTTTGATCTATATGCAGAAGCGCGTACCCCGTATTGGTGGCATCAAGCTATATTTGATCGGTGTGCAGAGCGTGGCATCGAGTGTTTCAGCAGCCCGTTTGACCGTGAGTCGGTCGATTTCCTCGAAACGTTGAACTGTCCAAGGTACAAAATTGCCAGTTTTGAACTGGTCGACCTGCCGCTGATCCGGCATGTCGCCAGCAAGGGCAAGCCGATGATTATGTCTACTGGGATGGCTACATGGGATGAAATAGATTCAGCCATGCATGCCACTTCGCAGATACGTGATATGACGCTGTTGAAATGTACATCAGCCTATCCCGCTGATGCGTCGGATGCTAATTTGAAGACGATGCGCGATATTGGAAGAGTATTTAGCTGTAATGCTGGCCTATCTGACCACTCTTCCGGCATCGGCGTTGCCGTCGCTGCAGCAGCTCTCGGCGCAACCATGATCGAGAAGCACCTCACGCTGTCGCGTGCAGATGGAGGCCCGGATGCCGGTTTCAGTATGGAGCCTCACGAGTTCAAGCAGATGGTGGTTGAATGCCGTCGAGCAGTCGCAGCGATTGGTGAGATCAAGTACGGGGCAGGGCCGTCCGAGTCAACGGCATTGCGGCGTTCGCTCTACATCGCTAAGGACATGAAAGCTGGCGACATCCTGACCGCTGATAACCTGCACACGGCGCGGCCGGCTCTGGGTATAGCCCCTAGCCATTATGAAAGTGTCATAGGCTGGATGGCTGTGGGCAATGTGAAAGCTGGTACACCGCTGACGGAAGACCTTCTTAGTAATTTATTTCGATATCCATGAGTGACTGTCCCAATTGGGTAAAAATCCTGCTCGACCTGCGCATGGTAGGCATTTCTACGCGCCGCGCATCGGTGATACTGGAAATTCCACGCGGTACAGTGCAAGCGCTGATGTATGGGCATGAGCCTCGCTATTCGACTGGCGTGAAACTATTGGAGCTGCACAAGCAGCACTATCAATTGGCTGAAATATCAACATAGCTACACAGCAATAAAACGAGGATACAGAGATACAATGCTTTGTCTCCTCCCTTGGTTGGGAATTAGCCGCACTCGGGAATCGAGGAGCGGCTTTTTTTATGGGCGTTGAGATGGCAGAGAAGAAGGTAATCGACTGGGATGCAATGGAGCCTGAATGGCGGGCAGGCATCACGAGTAAGCAACAACTGTCTGAATCGTTTGGCGTTTCACGTGCCGCGATAGACAAGCATTGGGCTAAAGCAGGGATAGGGCGGGACTTGACCGCACAGATACGCGCCAAGGCTGATGCTCTGGTTACACAGGATGCGGTTACACGCGAAGTTACAGCTGCAACCAAGATTCAGGAAAAAGAGCTGGTTGAGGCCAATGCCACGCTTCAGGCAACGGTTAGGCGGGAGCAACGGAAGGATATTCAGCGATCCCGTAAGTTGGTGATGTCACTGCTCAGCGAGTTGGAGCATCAGACGGACAACATGGATTTGCTCAAGCAACTCGGTGAATTGATGCTGAATCCTGATGACAAGGGCGTAGATAAGCTGAATGAGTTGTATCAAAAGATGATTTCGCTTAGCTCGCGCACGGGCACGATGAAGAGCTTGGCTGACTCGCTGAAGTCATTGGTAGCCTTGGAGCGGGAAGCATTTGGCATCGATGGCAAGGATGAAGACACAGATAACGGTAATCCAGTAGTAGCAGACCCACAAGACCTAGCTCGCCGGATAGCCTTCCTTCTGGCGCAATCGATACACAAAGGAACATGATGGCAGCGCAAATGGTAGACATGTCGTACACCCCTAAAGAGCGCAAGGAAGAGGCGACTGAGTTAGCTACGCCGCAACCGCCTGCCTATCCATGGGGTCTGGAGATTCGGCTTGAGAAAGACGAATTGGAGAAACTTGGCATCACTGATCTGCCTGGCGTCGGCGATGAGTTCCACATCATGGCTGTTGGCCGCGTGACCAGCGTGTCGCAGGCTTATCGTGAAGACACCGACGAGTCCAAGTGCGTCAGTATCCAACTGTGCATGATGCAAGTAATGGATGAAGGGCAAGAGCCTGACGATTCAGCCGCAGAAGAAAACAAGGAGGCTGGTTCGCTGATGAAGTCGCCGAAAGTATCAGGTTCAGCCCTGTCCTACTACGGGGGCAAGAAATGACGAAGAACTGGATCGCTGGTGCTATTAAGCACCCTGGTGCATTGCGCAAGACGGCCAAGGCAGACGGCATGATCAAAGGTGATGCGCCTATCACATCGACTGTCCTAGGCAAGTTGAAGAAGTCCAAGAATCCCAAAACCGTCAAGCGCGCCAATCTTGCGCAGACGCTCATGCACATGAAAGGCAAATGATGGCCACGAAGAAGCAAGTTCCATTGAATCAGGGTTCGACGCCGGTACTCAGTAGCGTGATGGGCAAGGCGCCGGCAAAGAAGAAAGCCACAACACCTGTGATTCCCTATCAGAAAGGCGGTAAGTGATGGCCGGCACAATTCTCCCTATTGGCACGTTGCACCCGACCGATAATCTGCCGCGTCCACAGTACATTAACCATTGCGTGTTCGCTGCTGCATCTAGTGGCCACGCATTTGATACACCATCCGGCGCCAACTTCGTGTCATTTTCAGCAGATTGCAACTTCGTCGTCAGATACGGCAGCACGGCGGCGGTCTATCCGTCGTCCGATGTGATTGATGGTAGTGGCAATGAACTCAACGCAACGATGCGTAACATTGGCTCAACACTTACTACAACCGGTCTATCCCTGATTGCTCCGTCCAGCGGCATCGTCACCATGTCATGGTTTGCGCGATGAGAAAGCTAATTTCATTATTACTACTGATCACATCGGTTGCCGCATTTGGGCAGTCTCGCCCATTCAGTGAAGGCCCAAAGATCCCTAATTCGCAGGCAGTCACACAGGCTCTAGGCTACACGCCAGTGAATAAGGCTGGCGATACCATGACCGGCGCGCTAACGCCATCATCAACTGCCGGAATTGTAGGGACGACGCTTGCCGATAATGCGAATGCTGGCAGCTTTGGCGAGGAGTTGACATATGCTCTCACTGGCACATCTTTGACTAGCCCATCTACCAGTAACTGCGCCAGCGGGAATCTGACTGCCGGCGATTGGCTGGTGCAGGGGACAACTACCTTTATCCCAGCTGGATCGACTGTTCCGACCCTCATGCAGACAGGTATAAGTACCACATCGGTCACATTTGCAACGGCCAACACAGGGGCTTCTACCTCGTGGTCCCTCTCTTTTACAGCAGGCCAAGCGCAAGTTTTCTCGACGCCTATCTACCGTGTGAACGTGAATACGAACACTACGGTGTATCTGGTTGCCAGCTCAGTATTCACCGTCAGCACAATGACCTGTAACGGCTTTATCCGTGCTTGGCGCCCTCGATAAAAACCGCCGTCAGTCGGCCACTGACATCCTTCGCAGCAGCTACGGCGAGAAACTTTATAAAGAAGGAGCAATATCATGGCACTAGGAAGCACAAGCTTTGCGCAGGTAAGTCGCGAGACGCTGCGTAATTCTATGGTCACATCGATGATGGGTCGGCGTGCCGGCATGGACGTCAATGGCTACGAGGTGGGCGAGCAAGACACGCGCCTGCCGATCGATAACATCACCACCACCGCAGCCACATCACTTGTCCCGAATGGGTTCTCAGTACTGACCTGTACGGCAGCGTCGAGCGCAATCATGACGCTATTGCAAGCCGTTCCTGGCGTGTATAAGCAGATCACGCAGTTCAGCTCGTCTACCCTGGGCATCGTCGTGCAGTTCGGGGCAAATGCCAACATCGTGACATCGGCCGGTTCGTCATTCAATCAGATAGTGTTCGCTGGTGTTGGTCACTGCGTCAGTCTTGCGTGTGTGAGTTCCAGCACCGCAGCCGGCCCGATCTGGATGAGCGCGACACCGCCAAGCCCTGGCGTAACGTTTTCCACTTACTGATTGCTACGAGGAGGGGTCAGTTTTGAAAATCGCGCTTATAGGTTCAGCACCAAGTTCCATTCACCTCGCCCCTTACAAGGATGCGAGTTATCAGCAATTCATGGGCGGCAAGACGCAGATTCAGCCGCCTACCCCGCATATTGACGAAGATTGGCGCATCTGGGCGTGTTCGCCAGGTGCTTATGGGCAGGTGCAACGCTGCGATGCATGGTTCGAGTTGCACCGCTGGGAGCCTGGTCAGCCATGGTTCAGCCCTGAGTATGTGCAGTTCATGCGCCAGTTCAAGGGGCCGGTCTACACCGGTGGCGTGGTTGATGAGCTGCCGCAGCATGTTGTATTCCCGATCAAAGAGGTAGAGGCGGAGTTCAGTTCATACTTCCTGACCAGTTCGCTATCGATGATGTTTGCTCTGGCTATCCTGCAATGCAAGCAGGTCGATGACCAACGCACTGCGCTCGAGCTAGACAAAGAGCAACACACCATTGGCATGTGGGGGGTCGATATGGCCGCCACGGAAGAGTACGGATACCAGCGCGCCGGCTGCCAGTTCTTCATTCTGGAAGCGCTACGCCGTGGCGTTACTGTCTTCATTCCGCCTGAGTCCGACATCCTGCGCCCGATGCCTGTATATGGCATGTGCGAATGGGATCATCAGTGGATCAAGTCCACTGCGCGCCTGCGCGAGTTACAGCAGCGCCAGCAGCAGCACGATATGCAGGTTCAGCAAGGCCAGCAAGGGCTGATGTTCATGAAAGGTGCGATCGAGAACCAGCGCTATACGATGGATACATGGACATCACCTTATGGCATGCAGTCTGGCCAATATCTGAAGGCTGCTACTGAATGAGTGACCTGGACGCCATCATTGCGCGCGTAGCTGGGCTGTCGCCAAAGGATCAGGCACAGCTGACTTCGCACACGATGGAGGCGACTAAGGCCCTCAAGTGGGTGCCGAACCCTGGGCCGCAGACGGATGCTTACTTCAGCAAGGCTGATGTGCTGCTGTATGGCGGCGAGCCAGGCGGTGGCAAGTCGCAACTATTGATCGGCCTCGCATTCAATGAGCATGAGCGCACTCTAATCATGCGGCGCCAATACAGCGACCTCGATCGCATCGTCGAGGATGCTCTTAAGGTTCACGGCAGCAAAGCAGGCTTCAATGGCTCGCCGCCGCCTAAGCTCAAGATATCTGACACTCAGATGATCAACTTCGGTGCCGCTCACCGAGTTGGCGATGAGCAGGGGCAGATGGGTAAAGGCCGCGACCTATTGGCGATTGACGAAGCCACCCATTTCGCCGAGTCACAGATACGTTTTCTCATGGGGTGGAACCGAACAGAAACCCCAGGCCAGCGGGTTCGCACAGTGCTGGCCACCAATCCACCGTTGAGCGCAGAAGGGCTATGGGTCAATCAGATGTTCGCCCCATGGCTAGACCCGCGCTACCCAAACCCAGCCAAGCCAGGAGAATTGCGCTGGGTGATCTCCGACGCCGATGGTAAGGATGAGTGGGTCGATGGCCCAGAGCCGCGTGAAGTCAACGGCAAGATGATGAAGCCAACTTCGCGCACCTATATCCCGGCCAAGGTATCCGACAATCCATACTACGCTGCCAGCGACTACGAACGCCAACTGGACGCCATGCCAGAGCCTTACCGATCCCTGCTCATGGGCGGCTTCAAAACGAGTTTCAAGGATTTGCCGAATCAGATCATTCCGACAAAATGGGTACAACTGGCACAAGAACGTTGGAAGCCGAAACCGCCAGACGATATACCGATGTGCTGTATCGGCGTTGATGCCTCAGGCGGCGGCGAGGATCCGATGGTCTTGGCGCGTCGCTACGATGGCTGGTTCTCAGAACTGATTCGCGTACCCGGCAAGGAAATCCCGATGGAACGTGCTGGTGCCCACTGCGGTGGCATCGTCGTATCGTATCGCCGCAACAATGCCTTGGTCGTGATCGACATGGGCGGCGGCTATGGCGGCCCGATGTACGAACATCTACATGGCAATTCGGTGGAAGTCAAAGCCTATAAGGGCGCAGAAACCAGCAATCGCCGTTCCAGTGATGGCAAGCTGCATTTCACGAACAAGCGTACTGCTGCCTATTGGGGCATGCGTGAGGCACTTGATCCGGGGCAGCCAGGCGGTAGTCCGATTGCGCTCCCGCCTGACCAGCAACTACTTGCTGACCTGACCGCGCCGACGTTCGAGATCACACCGAACGGCATCAAGGCTGAACCGAAAGATAAAGTATGCGCACGGCTCGGGCGCTCAACAGATGCCGGCGACGCTGTCGTTATGTCCTGGCATGAAGGGCCGCGCGAGATCACCGACGCTATGGAATGGATGGATAACCGCGAACGTCAATTCGCGCCTGGGCGTCGCGGCAATGTAGTGCTAGGCGGCCGCACTCCTTTGACTGCGAGGAAATAATGGACATTGCACGCTTACAGGCTAGGCAATCAATCCAGATTGTTCCCTATGCCGATCAATACCGCGAGCAAGCAATTGTGATCGGCCGTGAGATGCACCGTGATTCGATCTATCACGATCTTCCGTTTGACGAAGATAAGCTGATCCGACAATTGGCCTGTTGTGGCACTACGGTGATTGACCGTTATTTCAGGCTGGCCGTGCGTGATGGTGTCGTATTCGGCGGTTTCTTTGGCAATGTGCGGCGAGCATTCTTCTGTGATGAGCTGTTGGCGCATGACATGGGCTGGTGGGTGATGGGGAACAAACGAGGATCAGCCGCGGCAGTTATGTTACTGCTCGACTTCGAGCGCTGGGCCAAGGAACAAGGCGCCCGCAAGGTAATGGTCGGGCAATCAACAGAGATCAATATTGCAGCAACGACCAAGCTATACCAGCATTGCGGCTTTCGCGTGATTGGTTTTAACACTGTGAAGGATATTTGATATGGCAGACTTTGGAGTAGGTGAGGCAGCCGCGGCAGAAGGCGCAAAAGGAGCGGGTGAGGCAGCGGCAGGAGCTGGAGCAGCTGAAGCCGGCGGCGCTGCGGCGGCCGGATTAGGTGCTGCTGATGCTATTGCAGGGGCGGGCGCCGCTGGTGCTGCTGAGACTGCTGGTGTGGCGGCTGGCACTGGAACTGCGGCAGCGGCCGGGACGGCTGTAGCGGGGACTAGTCTAGCTGGGCAGGCTGCGACGGCCATTGGATCGGCGATCGTGAGTAAAGCCATCGGCACACTTATGACCCCTAGCATGCCAAAAGCGCCAGGCGTACCAGCGCCGACAGAAATGCCAGATGCTGCCACAGTTGCCGCCGCCAAGCAGCGCGCCATCATTCAGCAGATTGCGAACCGTGGCCGTGCAAGCACGATCCTGACAGATAACGATTCCGGAAAGTTAGGCTCGTAATGGATGTCCGCCAGATCAGAGAAATGGCTGAAACGCTGTACACGAAGAAATCGCCACTGAATTCTTTGTGGCAGGAAATTGCCGATAACTTCTATCCAGAACGTGCCGATTTCACAATTCAGCGTTCGATCGGCAATGACTTCGCATCGAACCTGATGACATCCTACCCGGTGCTGTGCCGGCGTGACTTGGGAAATCAGTTCTCGACCATGCTGCGACCAACTGCACGTCCATGGTTCCACACGGCCATCAAGTACAGTAAGAACCTCGATAACGATACGAAGGTGTGGCTGGAGTGGTTCGAGGAAACCCAGCGGCGTGCGATGTATGATCCACCCTCTCTTTTCACGCGCGCCACCAAGGAGGCTGATCACGACTTCGCCGCCTTCGGGCAGTGCGCTATTTCAGTCGAGATGAATAGTAAGGCCAATGGCCTGTTGTATCGTTGCTGGCATCTGCGCGATATGTGCTGGCAAGAAAACGAGGATGGCGTGATCGGCTCGGTATTCCGCAAGTGGAAGCCGACCGCGCAATCATTGTCGCGCCTATTCCCCGGCAAGGTACACGAGAAAGTCACCAAGTTGCTGGAGAAAACGCCGTTCGTCGAGGTCAACGTCATGCATATGGTGGTCGATGCCGATATGTACGACGGCAATGCGAATGGGCGCCCAAAGTGGTCCATCTGGTACGACGTTGACCATGATCATTTGATGGAAGCGGTGCCGATATGGAGCCGCTACTACGTGATACCGCGCTGGCAGACCGTGTCGAACTCGCAGTATTCGTACTCGCCGGCGACAGTAGCAGCGTTGCCTGATGCGCGATTGATACAGGCGATGACCTATACGTTGCTCGAAGCAGGCGAGAAGGCCACTAGCCCGCCGATGATCGCTACACAGGACGCGGTACGCTCAGATGTCGCAATCTATGCTGGTGGTATCACGTGGGTAGACAACGAATACGACGAGCGCATGGGCGATGCATTACGTCCGATCGCGCAAGACTTCCGTGGTTTCAACTACGGCGTGCAGATGAACACTGCGGCGCAAGGCATGCTACACAAGGCTTTCTTTCTGGATGCCTTGCAGATGCCTAGCCGAGGCCCAGAGATGACAGCCTATGAGGTTGGCCAGCGCGTGCAGGAGTATATCCGCAATGCCCTGCCGATATTCGAGCCGATGGAGATGGAATACAACGCTGCCTTGTGCGAGTTGTCATTTGATCTGCTATGGCGCAATGGGGCTTTTGGCGATCCGAAGACCTGGCCGAAGACATTGCGCGGGGCCGAAATCGAGTTCCACTTTGAGTCGCCACTACATGACGCCATCGAGCAGCAGAAGGGCCAGAAGTTCCAAGAGGCGCAAGGTTTGATCTCTATCGCGGTCGGGCTTGACCCATCCTGCTCGGCGGTGCCAAAGGCCGAGGTTGCCCTGCGCGATGCCTTGACCGGTATAGGCGTTCCAGCGACCTGGCTGAATACCGAGGCATTCGTCAAGGAAGCCAAGGCCAAACAGCAACAGCAGCAGGATCAGCAAACCCAATTGGCGAATATGGAGACTGGATCTAACGTAGTCAAGAATCTCGGCCAGGGTCAGGCCGGTGTTGCTCCTGGCGCCAACTCATCCAGTCCGATCGGAGTGTAAATGGGATCTATCACAGTACTTCAGACAGATAGGCAGCATTGCCTTGATGATGCAAAAGATACCCTCACGCTAGCTTTAGACAAGGGCTTTGAATGCGTTTTGGTTATTGGAATTCGTAAAGATGGGCGTATCTGGGCGCAAAAGTCAGATGCAATGAACCGACTTCAATTTCTTGGCGCAGTCGAGTTGGCAAAAACGCTAATCATAGATGGGTGGGATTAATGGCGACCAACAAACGCGCTCATATCCCGTATGCGCCAGCGGCCTACGATATCGCTGATGCGTCTGCAATTCAGGCGCTCATGCGCGGAGAGGCAGATGCTTTCCAACAGCAGCGTGTCCTAAAGTGGATCATCGAACAGGCGGCCGGCACGTATGAGTTTCAGTATTACCCCAGCGAACGAGACACCGCATTTGCGCTCGGACGTGGATTCGTGGGGCAGCAAGTTATCAAGCTATCGAAGTTGAATCTATCCGCATTACGTGAAGGAGATTAACTTATAATGAACGGGCCAGGACAGCGGTTGCAACCGTTTCCAACTCCTTACAGTTGGATTACTGGCTCACTTCAAATTACCGTAAGGGGTATCAGATGGAAATTATTCTCCGCAAGGCGGCGAAGGCTCTTGGAGCGCGCCATTATTTCACGGGAAAGCCATGCAAGCACGGGCATATTGCCGCGAGACGCACAAGCAGCGGCCAATGCTTGCAGTGCAACAGTCCCAGTGATCCAAAATATAAAGCTAAGTATCGAGCTAAACACAAGGCCGCAATTGCGGCAGCTCAAGCAGAATGGAAGACTAAAAACAAAGAGTCTGTAACCGCCTATCAGGCTAATTATTATTTGACGAACACAGATAAATATAGGACGTATGAAAATAACCGCCGTGCATTAAAGCGAAAATATCCAGGCAAGCTTTCAAGTAATTTACCGGAAAGGCTCTATGCTCTTCAAAAAGGAAAGTGCGCTTGTTGCGGGGCTAAATTGGGCAATAAATACCACCTTGATCACCGAATGCCACTGGCTTTAGGTGGCAGTAACACGGATGACAATATGCAGTTATTAACGCCCAAGTGTAATTTGCAGAAGCATGCAAAGCACCCAGTAGATTTTATGCAGGAAAGAGGCTTTTTAATTTAACGCTGAGGAGCGAGTAATGAATCGTAATTGGATGAAATTTGCATTGCATGCACCGAATGACGGCGATGGCGGTGAGAATGGCGGCGCACCAGAGACGCCCCCAGCCGCAACGCCTGCGGCCCCAGCAGCGCCGCCGGCAGGTGATACTCCTCCAGCCACACCGCCAGCAACGCCACCCGCAGTCAAAGGCACCGAAGGCGGTTACTGGCCTGACGACTGGCGCGAGAAAGCTTCCAAGGGCGATGCCAAGTTAGCTGCTCGATTCAGCCGTTACGCAAATCCGGATGCAGCACTCACGGCTTTGATCGCCGCGCAGAACCGTATCAGCTCTGGAGAACTCAAGCCAGTCCTCGGCAAGGATGCGTCTGCCGAAGAGATCAAGGCTTGGCGCGCTGAACAAGGTATTCCGGAAAGCCCAGACAAGTACGATCTTGGCAAGGATTTCCAAATAAGCGCAGAAGACAAGCCGCTGGTCGATGAATTCCTGAAGGCTGCCCATCTGACAAACCAGACGCCGGATCAAGTCAAGGCCGCAGTCAAGGCTTATTACGATGTCAACATGCACATCAATGAGCAGCGCACGCAGCGTGATCAACAGGCACAACTAGCCGCTGAGGAAACACTGCGCGCTGAATGGGGGCCAGAATTCCGGCGCGATATAAATCTGATTCATGGCTTGCTGGATAAGAGCGCCGATGCCGAGCTAAAAGAGAGTTTTCTGGGAGGGCGATTAGCAGATGGGACGCCGATCGGTAGTTCTCCAGCGGCACTCAAGTTCCTGTTGAGCCTGGCGTTGGTTGATAACCCGGCCGGTACTGTCGTACCGAACAGCGGCGGCAACATCATGCAGTCTGTTGACGACGAAATCGGCAAGATTGAAAAGACCATGCGCGAGAACCGGGCGGCGTACAACAAGGATGAAACTATGCAGTCACGTTACCGTGAGCTATTAACTGCCAAGGAATCGATGAAAAACCGCAAATAATAGCTAGACATCAGTAATGTGTGATATATAATGCTTGCAGGTCACGAAAGTGGTCTGTAAGCAATAGCACCAGTAGCGAGGCCCCACACAATGGCGGGCTTCCAGCGCCGCAAGGCCACCCTGGAAAATGCCACTCATGGATACCCCAAGCGACGGTTAAATCCCATCGTTTTTTTAGGAGAGTATCTTGAGCGACACGGCCTTCCAGATTCAATATAGGCAAGAATTTATTCAAGCCTTCGAACAACATCAATCCCTTTTGCGCGAAACGGTCACGACCGAAGCCGTAATCAAGGGTCAACAAGCGGTCTTCCTCGTTGCCGGTTCTGGCGCTGCTACTGCGGTTACTCGCGGTATCAATGGCCGCATCCCTGCACGAGCCGACTCCAATACCCAAAACACCTGCACCCTAACTGAATGGCATGATCTGGTTCGCAAAACCGGTTTCAATGTGTTTGCGTCGCAAGGCAATCAGCGCTCGGTTATGCAGATGACTACGATGGCAGTCTTGAATCGCCAGATCGACACGCTGATCATCAACGAGCTGAACAATGGCACCATCGCGATCGGCGCCACCGGCACCATCCCGAACGTCTCACTGTTCCAGAATGGTCGCGTCAAACTGTCGAATGCGTCGATCCCTTGGGATTCGAACATCACGCTGTTGTGCCAGCCGTCTTTCTTGGCGTATCTGGAGCAAGCTACTGAGTTCGCCAATGCGCAATACGTCGATGTACGCCCATTCGCCGGCCAGGAAAATCCAAGCTGGAAAGATAAGCCTATGGCCTATCGCTGGAGAAATTGCCTGATCGTCGAACATCCTAACCTGCCAGGTAAAGGCACATCGAGCGAGAAGTCGTTCCTGTATCACAAGGCAGCAATCGGTCATGCGATGGATACCGCCGGTATGCAATCCCCAGTCGGCGTGGATCTGGAACAGGATTATTCGTGGGCGCGTGCGTCGGCTTTCATGGGCGCCAAGTTGTTACAAAATACAGGTGTCGTTGTTTGTACGCACGATGGAAGCGCATATGCTTAAGTAATTGATTTTAAAGGAAATATTGTGAATTTATTGTCTCGCAAAGTGGCTCTTGCATCAGGTGTTACAAGGTACTTTACAGGGAAACCATGTCCTTATGGTCATACCTCTGAACGCCTTGTAAGCACTCGTGCATGCGCTGCTTGCGCGAGCACTCGCAAGCAGGCATGGAATAGTAGCAATCCAGAAAAGCGAAATGCGCAAAAACGAAATTGGGTCAATGCGAATCTCGATAAAGTGAAGGCACTGAAAAGCGCCGAGCAAAAGAGAAATCGTCCAGCTGCAACGGCGAGAGCACGCAAATATCGCGAAGCCAATCTGGAGAAAACGCGCGCTGCGAAGAGCGCTTGGGCAAAAGCAAACCCTGCGAAGGGTGCCGCGAAAACCTCCGCATATCGCGCCAAGCGTCTCAACGCCACTCCTGCATGGGCTGACCAGGCCAAGATCGATGAATATTATGAGACAGCGAACGGACTGAGCATGTTGCTCGGCGAGTGGTATCACGTGGATCATGTTATTCCGCTTCAAGGAAAAACAGTCTGTGGCTTGCATGTCCACAATAACCTTCAAATTCTTACTGCATACGCAAATCAATCCAAATCAAATAGTTATAAGGAGTATTAAATCATGGCAGCTTCTTACCTGGGGACCACACAGCTTTCGAGCGTGGCAAACCCTCCTTTTGAACTTCTGAACACTCTGGGCGGTGCAGCTAACCGCATCTGCCCAGGTACGGCGATCTGGTCGTATTGCTCGACCAATTCGGCCACCGAAGTCACGACCGCGAACTTCTTTTCCGATGGCGTTCAGCTCGGTATGAAGGTCGGCGATATCGTGTTCGTCGTGTATCAAACCAGCGTCGGCTCTACATCACCATTGCCATACATGGGCGTAATCGGTGCGTCGTCCACATCGGGCGTCACTCTGACCAGCCTGACATCGTAACAACTGGCGGGGCTTCGGCCTCGCTATCCCTATACCTGAGGAGGTAGCAGATGGAACAAGTAAAACGGGCGTTGATTCTGAATCCGCAGCGCATGCGGCTGGCTGAGTACGAGCGCCAGGACTGGATCGTCAATGCCGAAGAAGGTACCACGCCAGAGGATCTTCAAGACCCTGGATTCTGGGCGCATATGTCTGCGCAAATGAAGCCGTATGACCACATCGAAGTGCGCATCGATAATGGCGAGTGGGTAGCTGAACTGCTGGTTATCTCCTGTGATCGCAACTGGGCTAAGGTATTTCCGCTGGCATTCCATGATCTTAGTAAGGCTGCGACTGTCGAAGTCGCGAGCGAAAAGTATGATGTCGCGTTCAAGGGGCCACAATTCAAATGGTCTGTCATCCGGGTGTCCGATGGCGAAAAGATAAAGACCGGTTGCCTCGATAAGACTGAGGCTGCCGCCTGGTTGCGCGAACATGAAAAAGTAGCGGCCTGAAATGACGACGCAGCTCTCGTTGTATAACGACGCGCTCCTCCTAGTCGGGGAAAGATTCCTTGCTTCGTTGACAGAGCAGAGGGAGCCGCGTCGTCTGCTAGATCAAGTATGGGCTTCGGGTGGTGTCAAGGCCTGTCTGGAAGAGGGTCAGTGGTTCTTTGCCATGCGCACCATCCAGATCGATTATGACCCATCGATTCAGCCTACCTACGGCTACAATCGCGCTTTTCAGAAGCCCGCTGATTGGGTCGAAACCTGTTCAGTGTGCAATGATGAATTCTTCCGCGTGCCACTCACACAATATGTGGATGAGGCCGGTTATTGGTACAGCACGTTAGACACGATCTATGTGCGCTACGTGTCAACCGACAGTAACTATGGAATGAACCTGGGCGGCTGGCCTGATTCATTCCGGGAGTTCGTCGCTGCTCACTTCGCCAGCCGCATCATCCTAAAGCTGTCCAACAGCAGTGAAAATGAAATGAGCATGATGAAACTGCGCGAGCGGTTGCTGAAAGAAGCGAAAGGAAAATGTGCTATGACGCAGCCGACCCAGTTCAGTGCGCAAGGCAACTGGTCAAAGTCTCGCATGCGCTGGAATAGCAACCGCGATGGCGGCAATCGTGGCGGCAGCGGCAACCTGATCGGCTGATATGGGTCGCAATCTAATTTCCCTACTGAGCTTCAACAGGGGGCTTGTGTCGCGCCTCGGGTTAGCGCGTATCGATCTCAAGCGGCTGGCTCTATCTGCTGAAGTAATGACCAACTGGATGCCTCGTGTACTTGGTTCCATGTCGCTACGGCCTGGTCTGCAATATATCGGGGCGACGCGAAACAGTCTTTCTGCACGGTTTCTGCCATTTGTCTTTTCCACGACAGATACAGCGTTGCTGGAGTTGACTGACCAGAATATGCGCGTATGGATCAACGATGCGGTGATTCAGCGTCCTACGGTTGCCACTTCAATTGTCAATGGCACATTTGCCACGGACTTATCAGGATGGACTCTCAGCGATGAGGCTGGCGGTACGTCGTCCTGGGTCGCTCCGAACTACATGCAGCTGGCCAGCAACGGTACGGCGGCCGCTCAGCGCGACCAACAAGTGACGGTGTTGTCGCCAAATATAGAACATGCCTTGCGGATTACGATCGCACGCGGCCCGGTTACTGTACGCGTTGGGAGTGTGCAGGGCGATGACGGTTATGTCCGCGAAGCTATTTTACAAGCAGGAACGCACTCCCTTGCATTGACTCCGACTGGTAATTTCTGGATACGTTTTCTGAGTAGGCAAATACCGGTGGTGTGGGTATCTGGTTGCAATATTGAACCGGCTGGCGATATGGTCATCCCCACGCCATGGAAGGCAAGCGATATTGGCAGCGTGCGTATTGACCAATCAGCCGACATCATCTTCGCGGCCTGTGCAAATTATCAGCAACGCCGTATTGAGCGTCGGGCGCCTAGATCATGGTCAGTGGCGCTCTACGTTGTGCCAGATGGGCCATTTCGGATACAGAATACGACACCTACTACGATCGCATCCGGAGGCACAACGGGCAATGTTATCCTTACCGCATCGAATCCAATATTCCGAAGCACGCATGTGGGCGCGCTCTTTAGCCTTACCTCAGCGTCGCAAAAAGTTTCGGCCAGCATCGTCGCTGCCAATGTATTCACTAGCTCCATTCGTGTGATTGGTGTAGGCGACACACGCACATTTTTGATCACAGTCTCAAATACATTTAATGCAACTGCACAATTGCAAGCTTCTATCGGGTCAAATGCCGGGCCGTGGAATGATGTTGTTGGCGTCTCTTGGGCCGCCCCATTTACAGGAACCTACAAGGATGGGTTGTCCAATCAACTGATTTACTATCGCATTGGCGTGAAGACTGGGCAATATACCAGTGGGCAAGTGGATGTTTCGCTGTCAATTTCTACTGGCAGCATCAGCGGCGTCGCGCGCATTACGGATTACAACAGCCCAGTTTCTGTGAATGCCGAGGTTGTCACAGCTTTCGGCGATACTGCCCCGACGAATACATGGGCAGAGGGATCATGGTCAGATCGCCGCGGCTGGCCAACTGGTGTTGCGTTGCACGAAGGCCGTATGTGGTGGGCTGGGCAAGGCTACATCTACGGCTCATTATCTGATGTGTTCGACAGTTTTGATGCGACATTTTTAGGCGATGCCGGCACATTGCAACGATCTATCGGCTCTGGTCCGGTAGATACCATCAATTGGATATTGTCACTGCAACGTATGATTCTTGGCGCTCAGGGCTCTGAATACTCGGCCAGGTCATCCTCGCTCGATACGCCATTGACGCCGACTGATTTCATGCTAAAGGCGGCATCGACGCAGGGATCAGGCAATGTGCGGCCTATCAAGGTAGACCAGCATGGGCTGTTTGTAAATCGCAGCGGCGCGAAACTGTTCAGCCTGGCATTCAGCCTGCAAACTTATGACTACCTCGCCAGCGACTTGATGACGCTTGTTCCTGAATTGGGACTACCAGGCATCACCCGCATGGATAGCCACCGGCAGCCAGATACCCGCATTCATTGCGTGCGTTCGGATGGGGTAGCGATTGTCATGGTCAACGATGCGACCGAGGATGTACAAGCCTGGGTACAAGTGCAAACGGATGGCATCATTGAGGATGTGGTGACACTGCCGGCCTTGAATGGCAATCTAGATGATCAGGTCTACTATGTGGTCAAACGCACTATCAACGGCGCGACCATGCGCTATCTGGAAAAATGGGCGCAGGAGATCGATTGCCGAGGTGATAAACAACTGTGCAACCTAGCCGATTCATTCACCACCTATACCGGCGTGCCAAACCCGAATATCACAGGTCTATCGCATCTGGAAGGTAAGCAGGTTGTTGTGTGGGCCGATGGCTTCGATGTCGGCACCGATGATACGGTAACACCGTGGATGCAGCGCTATACCGTCACCGGTGGCCAGATCACGCTTGCCGCTCCCGCCTCTAACGTCACGGTCGGGTTGCCATACACTGGACAGTTCAAAAGCGCCAAACTCGGGACGCCAGCGCAGGGCGTCGATACGCCATTGAACATGCAGAAGCGGATTAATCATCTTGGCTTGATCCTGGCTGATGTACATCCCAAGGGTCTGAAATACGGTCCTGAATTTACCTATATGGATGACATGCCGATGATCGAGAACGGAACCCTTGTCGATACTGGTATGCGCTCCTCCTACGACGAAAATACAATCGAATTTCCTGGTGAATGGGTAACAGATCAGCGGCTTTGTCTGCAAGCGCAGGCGCCGCGCCCATGTACCGTCCTAGCTGCCACCATTGATGCGGAGATATATAAATGAGTTTTGAGGATATCTTCAACAATATGGCACAGTCGGGGGATGCCAGCGGCACCGGGATTGCCTCGCCTGCTATGTCAGTCGCTGGTACACTGCTATCTTCTGTTGGGCAGCAGATGGGCGGCATGAGCCATCTAGCCAGCGGTCAAGCCTCCGTGCAGGCGGCGCAGTTCCAAGCTGAGCAATTACGCCAGAACGCCGGTCAGCAGGTTGCGGCATCGCAGCAGTCAGCCGCCGATATCCAGCGTAATACAGATTACATCACATCGCATGCTTTGGCTGTGGCCGGCGCATCTGGCGGTGGTGCATCAGATCCTACCGTCATCAATTTGATCGCCCGCACTGCCGGCGAGAGTGCTTATCGTCAATCACTGGCGTTGTATCAAGGAACAGACAAGGCACGGCAAATGAATCTTCAGGCGAGCGCTACCGAACTGGGTGGCCAGATGGCGTTGACTAGCGCGAAGTCCGTCAACAATGCCTCCAACATAGGCGCCATGTCCACTTTGATGAAAGGCGGTGCATCACTGTATTCGCGTTATGGTGGTGGTGGTCCAAGTCTGAATAGTGGCGCGCCGACAGCGGCCGCTTATTCGGCGAATGATTGGCTGACCTCCTAATGCCAAGCATCCTCCCAGACGCCACTGCGCTAGGCGAGCGCCCAGCCCCGCAACCATCTGCGGGCGTGGCGCAGTACGAGCCGCCGAATCCGCGCTTTGCTGGTCTGGCTGGGCAGATTGTCCAGGGTGCAGGCAATGAGTTGCAGCAGGCCGGCGATATCATCGCGCAAACGAATCAGAAGTACGACGCGATCAGTGCCGAAGATGCGTTTAATAAGCTGAAGACGACTGCGGCGAATCTTGAATTTGATCCACAGACTGGTTTCAAGCAGGCGCAAGGCGCAAATGCCGTTGGACAGGATTTCAACAAGGCCTATACGCAGCAATTTCAGGATGCCGTCAGTCAGATCGGCGATAGCCTAGCGAACCAACAGCAAAAGCAGATGTTTCAGCAGCGCGCACAGATCGCCTCTGGGCAGTTTCAAAGCTCATTGCTGTCCCATCAAGCGCAACAAACGACGGTTTTTGCCAATAACACAGACAATGCTACGGTACAAAATGGCCTGAAAAATATCGCCGCCCATCCCTACGACCAACTGGTCTATGACACGGAGATGAATGGCATCAATGCAACGTTGGCCGGAAAGTTTTCGCGCAATGGTTATTCATCGGATATGGCGAAGGCCGAGCAATCGAAGATCACCAGTGCGGCGTTGAGTAGCCGCACGCAAGGTATGATGATGGATGACCCTATTAAGGCGGCGGCATTCTTCCACGATAACGAATTGAGCTTCGATCCAGATACGCGCTTGATGCTAGGGCGCGAACTGAAGACAACGAATGATGCGCAGACCTCGCGCATGTTGGGTCAGACCGCCTATCAAAGCGTTATCACGCCTAAACCTACTGGACCACTACCGCCAGATATGGGCGCTGATACCGTAAAGCCGTATGGTGCAGACCAGATCAGCAAGCTCGTCACGTCAGTGAAAGCACCGAGTCCCTACGATTCAATCATCGGCGATGCAGCTACGAAATATGGCGTAAGCCCGACCGAATTGAAGTTGCGCATGATCGCTGAATCTGGCGGCAATCCGAATGCAGCCAGTTCGCAGGGTGCAGTCGGGCTAGGACAACTGACCGCTGACACAGCGAAGTCCCTTGGTGTCACCGATCGCACTGACCCGACACAATCTATCAACGGCATGGCGCAACTGATGGCAAAGTATGGCGGTACTGTAGGCGGCGATATGTCGAAGGTCGATCAGATGTACTACGGCCCTGGCACGCCGAACGGCCCCAACACGAAACAGTACGTTGCCAACCTGGCCGCAGTGCGCAATCAAATCTACGGTACCGCGCAAGCGCCCGTATCGGCTGCTGATCTGGAGGGTGCCGAAGGCAAGGTTGTAGATTCTGCCAAGGCCGCAGCGCAACTCAGTCGCCCTGGTGATCTCGTCTATCAGGATCAAGTTGTATCTGAGGCGCGCAAGAACTGGGCATCTGATCTGTCGGCTAAGAAGGCAACCGACTATAGCAATTTCTCAAATATCTTGGGTTTGTCGATCGGGCCATCTGGCGCCAAGGGACTGAGCGACCTACCGCCATCACAGCAAGCGACGTTTGCGCAACTATCTCCCCAGAATCAGCACTCCCTGATGAACCTATGGGATTCGAATCAAACCCCTGATAAGGTTGTGCCGACACCTGACACTGACCGCAAGACGCTGGCACTCATGGGGCAGGCGATCAATGATCCCGTGGCATTCAAAAGTCTGGATATCGTGAATGCCACGCAAGGGCTACCGCGGGCGAACCAGAATCAAGTTTATTCAGCATGGCAGGCTATCGACAAGAATATGGCCAAAGGTGCGAACATCGAAAAGGCGATTTCCATCATGAAGCCAGATATGGAAATCGCTAAGATCAAGTTACCGAGTGCCGCTGAAAAAGGTAGCACTGCCTCTTACGATGACTACAACGCCTATACAAAATTGCTCAGCGATGCAGTGGATGGCTTTCAGACGCAGAACAAGCGCGCACCTACCCAGCAGGAAATACAAGCGATTGGGCGCCCATTGTTGGCGCAGGCCTCTATCACTGGCGGCAGTTATTTTGGGTTTGGCGATAAGACCGTGAAAGCTTTCCAGATTGGCGCGGGCAATGAATCGAATGCGGTGATCCCGATGGCCCCGGCTGAGAAGGCTACGTTGACAACGAAGTTAGCACAACGCTATGGCTATCAGCCAAGTGATGCGCAAGTACAGCAGGCGAAGGTATTGTCTGTGCTTCATCCCAATGACCAACAGGCACTCATGACATTTGATCAAACAATGAAAGCAAACCGTCCAAAGGGCAACCAATGAGCGATGCTTTTGACACGATGTTTGCGAATATGGACAAAGCGCCGAGTGCGCCGGACGTATCGAATGCACTGGCTGCTCCACCTGTCAGCAAACCTGATGTCTATGACAGCATGTTTTCCAATATGGATCGAGCTGGCGCTGTATTAGCTACTCAAAATCTGCTTAATGCACAAGGTTCAAATCCAGATAAAGCCGCCAAGGCATTGCAGTTGTCGAAGCAAAACGGCGTGCCGCAGCCGGCCGTCGAACAGGACTTGCCGAATTATGAACAACAGGCACAACTGAAACAGAATGTTGATACGCTGGATCAAAATCCAAATCTTGCTTCGTTTGTCGCACAGAACCCGCTCGCGGCGCGCTTGGCACAGGATGATTTCCAAAAGCTCGGATTCATTGAGAAAACATGGGATGCATTGAAGTCTGGGACTACCGGAGCGTTGCAACAGAATGAACTAGGAAGATTGGGCAATACTAAGCAAGTTGCCGGTATTCTTGGCATAGATACGCCTCAGACAGATCAGGAGATTCAAGCAGTCGGCCAGCAGTTGCAGGCGCAACCAAAGTTGACTGGTGGATTCGGTTTCGTGCAGAACTTTACTGGTTTTATTGGCGGTCTGCTCGATAACGCGATTAAAGGCGGCATGACTGGTGCCGTCGCTGGTGCTGGTGCTGGCGCCGCCGCTGGTGCGGCGGCTGGCGGCGTCGGGGCAATCCCTGGCGCGGCCGCGGGCTTTGCTGTCGGCGGTACGATCGGCTTCAATGCGGACATGGCGCGGGTAGCCGCTGGTAATGCTTATCTGAAGATGGGCAATATGCGTGGCGCAGATGGCCAGCAGATGTCCGAACCCGCTAAACAGTTCGGCGCTCTGTTCACTGGGGCTGCGACTTATGCAGTCGGCACCTACGCTGCTGCTGTCGAAAGCAAGCTGTTTGGTGAGACAGCAGAAAGTCTGGCGCAAAAAGCGCTAGATCAGGCCGTGACTAGGCCAACTTTCACGAATGCGATGGCAACCTTTGCCAAGGGTACGGCAACTGGTGCGGCGCAAGGCGCTGGCATCATGACTGCAATGGAAGGTAGCTCCATCATTGGTGAGGAAATCGGCAAAGCATTAAGTGATGGTCATTTCGACACCAACAAGCAGGAGATCATTGACCGTCTGACAGATGCTGCGCTAAACGGTGCCGTAATGCTGGGCGCGACGCATGCGGCGATGCATGGCATCGGGCTGTACGGAGACTTCCAGGCAGCGCAGCGGTCAGAGTCGAACATGCAAATGTTCAAAAATCTGCAAGATGGCGCAGCCAGTTCTAAACTCCGTGACCGCGACAGCCAAGCGTTCCAAGATTTCATGCAGAAACAGACAGATGGTTCGCCAGTCGAAAACATCTACATTGATGCCAACAAGATTCGCGAATTCTATCAATCGGTAGGAATAGACCCTGACCAAATCCAGAAGGTAGGCGACCCGTTCGCGTTCGTACCTGACATGCATCAGCAGTTGCAGGAGGCGCGCGACTCCGGCGGCGATGTAGTTATTCCATCCGCTGACTACCTGACGCATCTGTCTGGAACGCCTCTGGCTGACCATCTATTGCCAGATATCCGCGTCGGTGCGAACGCCATGTCAGTCAACGAAGCCAAGGCATTCCACGAGGAATATCAGACACGGTTGAATGCGGCTTCGGAAGTCGCAGCAAACTCAGCTGATTCTGCGCCTAGTCCTACGCAAGGCATCTTTGACGATGTCAAGCAGCAAGCGGTCAAGGCTGGCTATTCCGAGACGCAGGCGAATCAACATGCGGCGATTTACGCAAGCAGGTACGCGGCGCGGGCTGAGCGTCTCGGCGTCGATCCGATGGAAGCCTATAAGCAATCAGGTGTCGAGATTCAGAAGGCAGATACAGTTCCAGCTGGCGAAGGGCGTAACTTTTCGCAGTCTATGGCTGAACCGATCGCCAGCCATGAAATCACCGACAAGAATGGTAAATCATACGATCTGAAGATTACACCGAAGACCTTTGGCGTTGATGCTACGAAGCCTAATTCTCTGATGGTCGAAGTCCATGACAAAGAAAGCGGCGCACGCCGTGGTTTTGTCGATTTCGCTATACATGATGATGGCACCGTATCAGCTGAAAATGCCAAGGTAGCGCCAAATTTTCAAGGAAAAGGTATCGCCGCCGAAATGTATAAGGCGGTACAGGATGCAGGCTACAAGATTGCACCTGGGCGCGCTCATACGGAAGTTGGCGCCAAGATGGTTAGCGCTTTACAGAAGCGCGGATTAATCACTGAGCCTGCCAAAACATTGAATCAGCCTACGCGTGGGTCGATCACATTCAGCGATGGTAAGGCACTGATCTCAATCTTCAAGGATGGGAACGCATCAACCTTGATCCATGAGACAGGTCACCTCTGGTTAGATGAGCTGAGCAAGGATGCTCAGATAGACGGCGCACCGCAGCAACTCAAAGACGACATGGCGACCACGCTGCAATGGCTGGGTGTCGATAGCGCAGACAAGATCGGTGTCGAGCAACATGAGCAGTTCGCGCGCGCGGTCGAAGCCTATTTCATGGAAGGCAAGTCGCCCACTCCAGCATTGGCAGGTGTGTTCTCGCGTTTCAAGACTTGGCTGACGAAGATTTATCAGAACGTCAAGAACCTGAATACGCAGATCAGCGATGATATTCGCGGTGTGTTCGACCGCCTACTGGCAACCGATAACGAGATTGATGACGCCAAGGCGAATCAAGGGTTGCAACCTGCCTTCAAGTCGAAGGAAGAAGCGGGTATGACCACGGCTGAATGGCGGTCATACACCGGTGCGATCGATAAGGCGAACCAGATGGCCGAGTCAACCATGCTGGATAAGATGATGGCGAAGGTACGGCATCAGAGGACTGCCGAATATAAAACTGAATTGACTGCTATCAAGGAGCAGATCGCCACAGAAGTCGATAAGCGTCCAGATATCCAGGCGCTGCAACTGGTGACGAAGGATCGGATGCCGGATGGAAGCACGTCAGAATCGTCATGGAAGCTGTCGCGTGCGGACATCGAAACTACCTACGGCAAGGAGGGCGTCACCAACCTACCCAAAGGCTCTACCGCGAAAGAGGGCGTCCACCCCGACATCGCCGCCGAGATGCTGGGCTATGGTTCGGGCGACGAGATGGTCAAAGCATTGCAGGCCTTGGAGCAACAGCAGCGCGAAGCCCGATTGCAGGACGGAGAGAAACGCGGTATCCGGCAAATTCTGATTGATCAGGAGGCACAGAGCCGGATGGACGAAAAGCATGGCGACATCCTCGATGAAAAATCCATGCAGGATGAGGCGATGGCTGCGATCCATTCCGACAAGCAGACCGAATTGCTGGCAACCGAGTTGCGCTATCTGAAACGCATGGGTGCGCAAGCGTTGCTCGAACGCGGTAAGGGCCGTAACGCTGTCAAGGAAGTGCAGACTAAAGCCGATTGGGATGCTGCCGAAGCTGACCTGTTGAACCAGATCAAGCAGGCCAAGACAGAAGCCAAGATCGATGAGCTGAAGCAGAAGCTAGCCGACCTGAACATGACTAACCGCTGGAACGATGCCGAGCGCAACACGACGCAAGCAGCATTGCGCGAAGCCACCGTCATCACCAAGCCGATGCTGGATGCGGTACGGGCGCATGTCGCCACGCTGCTGGAATCGAAGACAGTGGCCGACATTGGCAATTTCAATAAATATGCACGCGATGAGCGTAAGGCCGCACGCGAAGTGCAGGACGCGATTCTAAAGAAAGACTGGAATGCAGCCGCCGCCGCCAAGCAGCGCCAAATCCTGTCCAACATCCTGTACGTAAAGGCAAAAGAATATTCCGCGCAGATCGACAAGGATCAGGGCATGATGGCGCGGCTGGCGGCTAAGAAGTCATTCAAGAACATCGCGCAGGAGTTCACTAACCAGATTCATGACTTGATATCCCGCTTCGGCTTCGATTCTGGACGCGGCGAGGAATTGCAGCGTACCAAGTCCGGCACGCTGGAGGAATTCGTCAAGCAGCAGTCGGAAGATCATGGCATCGAATTACCAGTCGATCAGTCACTATTCAATGCGGCTGGCGGCAGGGTAGACGACATGAAGCTTTCTGAATTCAAAGCGCTGGCGCTGGCTGTACATGGTATGCAGGAAGTCGGCAAGAGCGACATGATCATCAATGTCGATGGAGCGCAGCGCGACTTCAAGGAAGTTAAGGATGAGATCGTCGCACAGATCCGTTCATTGAATGAGCGCAAGCAGACTGATTTCATGAATCCACAGAGCGCGCCATTCTGGGAGCGCAAGAAAGAAGCGCTGTTCGCCGCTGGTCGTGGGACTGACGCGTTGCTGGTGCGGATGGAGGAGCTATTCAGCCAGATCGACCAACGCGACCCGTTCGGCATCTTGAATACGGCAATCTTCCGGCGCATGAAGGACGCTGAACATAACCGCAATGCCTGGTCTGAAGATACCGCCAAGGATTTCAAGGCTGCTGCGGATACCATGCCGAAGGGCTGGATAAAGGGTTTGCGCGAGGTCGTGCCAGCCGATGAAGCTCTGATCGATCCGAAGACTGGCCGCCCCATCAAGATTTTGCGTAAAGACTTGATAGGGATGATCTTAAACCGTGGCAATGACGGCAATATCACCCGCGCCGCCGAGGGCTATAAGTGGTCAAAGGAAGCGTTCACTGGCTATCTCGACCGGCATGCGACGAAGGAAGATTTCGATTTCGCGCAAAAGGTCTGGGATGCCTACGATAAATACAAAAAACCTCTCGATGATTTGCAGGTGCGCGCTACGGGTGTCGGGCTGGACATGGTGCATGCGGACGCCTTCGACACGCCGTATGGCAAGTATGAAGGCGGCTATTACCCAATCGTGGAAGATAAGGCGCGCTCATACCGGGCAGAGGATAACTCCAACAAGGAAACCGACAAGCTATTCCCGAGCAGCTACGCGCGCGCCACCACGCCGCACGGCAACACAATCAGTCGCATAGGCGGTCAACGTCCTATCTCGTTTGATCTCGACATTGCGCCCTGGAAGATCGGCCAGACCATCCACGACATTGCCATGCGTGAAGCCTTGCGCGATGCTGACCGACTATTGAACCATCCAGACGTTAAGAAAGCCATGGATGATGTGATGGGGCCGGAATATCGCAAGCTGATGCGCCCATGGCTGCAAAACATCGCCAATTCACGCAGCATTGACGATGCGCAGTTGATGGGATGGAATCGCATTCTCGCGACGGCGCGTACGAATACCGTGATCGTCGGCATCGGCTTTAATGCGATGACGCACTTCAAGCATGCAACAACTGCTCTATCAAACAGCATGGGTGAACTTGGTGCCAAGTGGATGCTGGCCGGCACCCGCGAACTGTACGGCCCAGGCATGACGGAGAAATGGCAGTTCATCAAGGACAAGTCGCCAGACATGGCGCAGCGCCTTCAGCATTATGACCAAGACGTGAATGGGCAATACGCTAATTTGTTCAAGGATAGTGCCTATACCAAGTTTCAGCAGCAGGCGCAGCACTTTGGACATATTGGTATTTCCTATATGGACTTAGGCACTGCCGCACCGACCTGGCTAGGCGCGTATCGCAAAGGCCTCTCTGAAAATATGCAGGACGCCGACGCTGTCTATTATGCCGACCAGACCGTGCGCAATGCCCACGGCGGCAATGGACTGGTGGACAAGTCAGCGATCCAGACCAAGAAAGGCCCGATCCAGATGTTGACGATGTTCTACAACTTCTTTAACCATGTCTACAACCGGCAACGCTCTATCGGCATTGATGCATCGTCCGGCATTGGCAACCTGAAAGCGGGCGACTACAAGGCCGCATCGAAGGATTTCGGCTCTGTGCTAGCGCGCAGTTGGTGGTACGTGGCGATGCCTGCCTTCATCGAGGCATTCGCGCAGAACCAGGGGCCGAATCAAGATAAGGAAGAAACCTGGGCAGGATGGGCAGCGAAAGCGATTACGGCCGAGATCCCGGCCGGCATCCCAGTTTTGCGCGACATTGCCAAGGCATCCATCGAAGGGCGCGATTACGAAATGAGTCCGGTAGCCAAGGCAGTCAACACAGTCATTAAATCGGGCCGCGATATCTACCAAGGAATTGACGAAGGCGAAGCGCCGCCGAATCTGGCAAAGCATACCGCAGAAGCTGCCGGCTACCTGACCGGTTTGCCGACTGCGGCGCCGTTCAGGGCAACCAAGTTCCTATGGGATTACACGAATGGAGATGCTGACCCGCATTCGATCGCGGATTGGGTGCAGGGATTATTAAAAGGCAAAGTACCAGAACATTAAACCGAACCGAAGGCCGTCAGCGCGTTAGCTGAATCTCTCCTCCTCGCAGGTAGCGGGCTGGCGGATTCTTCGGTTCTCACACAAGGAAATAAAAATGGTTTCTGCAACTACAGATCGACGCATGGGTGTTACGGGTGATAAGGGAATCAAGGCACCAGTGCAAGCTGCAACGTTAGTTAATATTGTGCTGTCAGGAGAGCAGACAATCGACGGCGTAGCAGTCAAGGCAATCGGTGCCAATGGCTACCCTGATCGTGTGCTGGTAAAGAATCAGACCAATCCTATTGATAATGGCATCTGGGATGTAGCCACTGGCCAATGGACACGTTCAATTGACGCGAACGGCACGCAGGATCTGGTCAGCGGCACGACGGTGCTTGTTATCGGTGGCTCCCAACAATTTCAGTTCTGGGGCATCACCAGCGCAAATCCTATTATCCCCGGCACGACTGCGACAACTTGGTCCTATATCATCGTGTATGTAGTATCGAGCCTACCGGCGATTGTGACTTCATTTACGGCCCTGCGCGCGCTGGCGCATAATTCGGTGAAGTATGCGTTGGCGACCGGTGCTGCAGCAAATGGGGATGGCGGCGGAGGTCAGTTCTGGTACGACAGTACTGATACGACTTCGACCGATAACGGCATTGACCTGATCGTAGCGACTGACGGCGGCCGCTGGAAACTGTTCCAATTCAACTACCCGAACGTCGGGCAATTCCAAGTATTACCAGCGAATGCGGACAATGCAACCGCTCTGAATAATGCATTCAGTTTGAATACAGATAGTAACGTCGCACATATCCCAAATAAAGCTTTGAATTTTGGGACAGCACTGAACATCACTACACCCGGTCATTATTATGGTGATGGATTTTATTCAGCGCTGAAGCCGACTGCTGGGTTTGGCGCCGGTAACAATAACATCCATATCGCACCAAATCCAGCGAATGCGTTCTATCTGACCGTGATGGAAAAGTTTGCTCTTGGCAGCCCGCTGACTGGTACACGCGTTGGTCTGGCTGGCATTTATATGGACACCAATGTTGCCGGGTCTTTCAATCCTAAGTTCACGCTGCGTGATACCGCTATTTTGCAAGGGTCTGGCGTTGCTTTCTTGGCGATTAATAACCCAGCGAACAATGTGAATGGCGGTATGTATTGCGCCAATCTCGAAAACAGTATGTTTTACGGCGGCATCAATCTACAAAATACTGGTGATTCAAACTGCATTCACAAAAATATCATCACTGGGACAAACGTAGGTATTTATGCATCCAATGTTTCGGGTGCATCATTGTTATCGATCGTGGATAACAATATCACCACAACCGGTGGCGTCGCGCAAATTGATGCCGGTTCACGTTTCAAGTTCTTGCGCAATAACTGCGAACAAACAGTAACGTTCACTGGTGGTGCAACCTACATGATGAATGTATCTGGTGGCAACGGCACCATGAACTTGCCGGAGATTCGCGGGAACCACTTCGGGCTGTTTTCAAGTGTGGTTAATTCCGGCTGTCTGTACATCAACAACACGCAAGGCGCACTTGTCTCTGAAAACACTTTCGTCAATTCGAATGCTAGCGCAGTAGCGATTGTCGTTGGCGCGACAGCGACGAATACGCGGATCGGTGCTAACAATTACGGGTCTGCCGTCACAACCAAGGTTACAGACGGCGGCATTGGAACGATGGGCGTGATTAAGCCGATCACGACATTTGCAAATGCTTGGGCGAATTGTCCGACTGCACCTACTGCATCTGGAAGATTCTATAAGGATATCCTCGGCACCGTGCATCTAGCAGGCGTTTTGAATGCCGGCACCATCACGCAAGGTACACTGATGTTCACGTTACCAGTGGGATTCCGTCCGGATCAACCGGGCCGTTTCTCGGTTGTGAGTGATAACGCCGGAACCTTGGTTCTCGGTGAAGTCCGAATTGACACGGCTGGCAATGTCACTATTTGGCATGGACAAAATACCTATCTGGCGCTGGATGGCATTTCATTCCCTGCTGCCGGCCTGGCCGATACTACTTCCGACCTATAAGGACTGCCATGATGCTCCTAATGCCAATCCGCCTACGCCTGTTTTTCATCTGGTTATTGTGCGCAATCGTCGTGCCGATTCTGATTATCGCGATGCTATTACAGGCGCTGTGGGGATCGACTACACGCGCTCAGAGCATGGCTGTTGCTCTGGACGAGTGCGGCAATAGCCTGCTCGGAGGCGATGCGCGAGAAACAATCAGCAAGCGTACTGGATTGGCATTAATAGCGGGCAAGCGATGGGGCAAGATCGCAGCACCATTCATTGATTCAATTTTCGGGCCTAACCACTGCTTGAATGCAGCTAAAGGGGATTAAATGGAAAATTCAGAGTCTGAAAATCATGCGGCGAATTTATTACGATTTTCTGCCATTGAAAAAGAACTAGCAGAAAATACGCGAATAACCAAGATGCTTGTTGAATCGACCTCAGACCTGTTGGAGATGTGGGGCGATGCCGGCGTATTCTTTAAATGGATGCGGAGATTTGGGGCATTACTTGTGTGGATCGGCAAGGTAGCGGCCGCTATCGCCGCACTGTGGGGAATTGGCCATTATTGGGGGCCGAAATGATGCTCGACCAATTACGCCAGATCATGCCGAATGCGAAACTGCGCGCTGCCGTCTTTATCGATCCACTAAATAGTTGCATGGATGAATTCGAGATCAACACGCCAATGCGTCAGGCGGCGTTTCTAGCGCAAGTGGGGCATGAGTCTGAACAGTTGCTCTATGTGCGCGAGTTGGCATCTGGTGCGGCCTATGAATGGCGCGCTGATCTTGGCAATACTCAATCAGGCGATGGCGTCAAATACAAGGGTCGTGGCTTGATTCAGATCACCGGCCGCAGCAACTATATCGCGCTGATGATGGCCCTGAATATCAATTGTATCGAACATCCAGAAGTAGTCGAACAGCCAGAGAATGCGTGTCGTTCGGCCGCGTGGTTCTGGTCACAACATGGGCTAAATGCATTAGCTGATGCTGGCGATTTCCTAACTATCACAAAACGAATCAATGGTGGTACAAACGGGCTTGCTGATCGGCAGGCATTGTATGCAGTGGCGAAGCAAGTTTTAGGAGTTCAATAATGGAAAAATTACGCGACTTTTTAACATATTCTGCTGACCGGCTGAAAGAGCCTAGTACCTGGCAAGGAATTGGTTTTATCGTAGCGCTGACAGGTTGTAAGCTAGGCGCTGGGATGGACTGGGGGCAGGCGGCCGGTCTAGGTGGCATTATCTCGGCTGCAATCAAGATGGTCTTTCCGGATCCTAAGCCATGATCGCCATTCTCGGCATCTTCAAGATTGTACCGAGCTGGTGCTGGTATCTGCTGATTATCGCTGGTGCCGCGTATGGATGCGACCTACATGGCCAGCATGTAGTACAAGCGCGCTGGAATGCATTTAACGTCGCGCAGGCCGTCAAGAATAAGGAAGCGATCGACAAGCGCGTTGAAGATAATACGCTTCTGAAAACCGTCCAAATTGGGACTAGCAATAATATTCAAAAGGCACATGATCATGAAATCGACCTACTTAATACTGTTCTTACTCAGTCTAAGCGCCTGCGCGTCGGCCCCTCCTTCTGTCATAGCATTGCCGGACAAACCAATACCAATAGCACCACCGGCGGCAATGGAGTCGATTCCTCCGGCCGGCTACTTCCTCCAGAAGTGGACGCAGCTGTTAAGTCGCTGATTTTGGAGACTGAGAAAGCGGCGGCAACAGGGCGTGCAGCTCAAGCATTCATTCGTGAGAATGGGATGGCGCCTTAGCTGCTGATTTTTGCGATTTATAAAGCGCAATAGCCGCCTCGATCTTGCGCACATCGTCATCAACTGCTTGATGTCCCTCTGGGCGATACCCTTTGTATGCTAAATGATATTGCATTGCCACATCTCTAGCAGCATCAAGTCCGATCTCAAGTGCTTCTAGGATTTGGGCGGTCATGATTAGATCCAGTGCATGTGACGTAAAACATATTGTACGCATTCCCATAGTAGGATGGTCAAAAGGCTGCTGCATATCTTCTCGGAAAAATTCATTGCGCTCTCCATTGCATCAAATAATAGTCATGGATCATAGTTTTGCTACCTTAGCGATGAGGGCGCGGCCAGCGTTAAGCAAGTCTTGTTCAAGACCACTCCAAGATGGTTCATCAATGTAAGTATAGAATTGATTAGCTGGTTCATATTTAAGCGCTGCCTTCATTATCTCTAATATTCTCTCATCACTCAGCACCGGAGCTGCTGGCGGCGGCGATTTCCGATGAATCAGACGCAGCGCAGCATTTGCAAGCGCTTGCGACCAGAAGCCGTTAGTCTTGTCAGAGGCCATCACTTCGATGTCTCTGATTATTCCAAGGTCGTGCTCAGTGAAAACTGGCACTACCAGCTCCTGCTGCGGCGCGGCCAGTGCGGCGCGTGCCTGCCATACTTCTAAAGCCATATTGTAATGTTCTTTAATATCATCAGAAGCGCGATTTTCAACTATTGCTCTCACACATAAAGGCCATTGATTGGCATACCACTCATCAAACATCTTCCGCTCTGCTTCAATATCAATATCCATTCATTCCTCCGAATTAGTTATTTGTCTTGCGGCTATTAGAACTTGCTCCGCATCTTCCATGCTGATTTGAAAATCCGAATCGCGATTTGCATGATCTGCAACTTTGGCTAAGAATGAGTATTCCAACTCCCACCCTCCGGCAACTTGATCCAGCTTAGCGATAGGCCATTCAATCTTCTTCGCTTCCAGCCTCTCCACCAACTCCACCATATCCCGCATCAGCGCATTCGACTTCTGCCCCTTGGCGTAGGATAGCGTTACCTTGTCTTCATCTGTAAGTGAATTCATGTTCTCGCATCCTTGTAGATTTTATTGCCGCATACAGGACAATTTAACTCGAAAAAATCGCCGTCACGTTGATCTGAACGGAGTTGTGCTTCGCGCTCGGTGAACGTAAAAATAGACTTGCATTTAGAACACATGCATTCATGCTCTTTTTCGGATGGAATAACACCTTTTCTGATTATCTTCACAATCAATCCTCGCTAAAATCGATATCAATATTGCGAATCCAGTGAATAACCACTTCTGCCGATTCGTCGAAATGCTCCATCAATACCTGAATGATTTCATTGCGAGGAATTTTCACTATCTCATCGGGGCTTGGACGCTCAATCGCAGCAATCCCTATATCCGCAGGATCAACCTCGTTTATCGTGCCGTCAGGTTGTTCCTCGAAGTATGGCACTTCAAATACCTCTTCCTGCTTCGGTGCGCTAGCCGCAATCAATAGCGCTTGCTCTGCTTCCAATGCAGCCCGTTGCTGGCGCAAATCTTCGTTTTCTTTCGCGAGCAGATCCTGGGCTTGTTTGAGGTCAAAAGCACGCTTGTCATCTTCCATTTGCCGGATGCGTGCCACACGATCGGCTTCAACCTTCGCGACGCGTGCAGCTTCAACGCGCTCGGCCTCGATCTGGTCACGCTGCTTTTGCAACTCAGCCGCTGCCGCCTCTCGATCGCGTTTCAGTTGCGCCTGTTGTTGCGCTAGTTCCTCGCGGTCTTTCTTGGCTTGGGCCTCGGTGGCTTCGCGCTCTTGCTGTTGGCGCAGAATTTCAGCCTCGGATGCAAATGTCGCTACATACAAGCCGTTAAGCTCTTTCAATGTTACAAATACTGCATCACTGGCATCTTTGACGAACTCCGCAAACTTATCTTCGGTAACGACAAAATCACCAAGAATTTTAATCATTGCTTTGATTCCGGCAGATGGCTTGCCAACTGCATCCAAAGCGATATTTCGGATATTGTTAATCTCAGACTGAATGCCATCAACCCGCACCCGTTCAGCCGCTATCAGCGCATCTTTTCGCGCCTGTTCTTCGGCATCAAATGCATCGCGCAGGCCAATGATGCGTGCTTCCTCTGGCTCGACAATGCCAATCAATCTCTTTTCTTCGGCTATTACAGCCTTCGAAAACGCCGTAGCGTCGTCTCTAGCCTCTTTTCCGGCCTTGGTGATATTGACGCGGGCAGTACGCAGTGTCATGCCAACGCGGTGCGCCTGGTCGCGTCCTGCTGCATTTGAGACGGTGATGATATCCGTGGATTGTTTAGCCAGTGCGATTAGTTCTTTTTCGTGCGTTGCTGTGCCGAGTGCAACCGCGGCGCGTTCTGGCAATGAAAGTTCGTGTGTCATGTTATCCCCTATGTTCAAGATTGATTAATGCAACTTGGTTTGCTAGATACTCACGTGCTACCAAAACTTTAGCCAACATCTTTTCTTCGATGGCCTTGTCACGCTTGATAGTGACGCGAGTAACGCGCAAAGCAGGATCAATATGGTCAACTTCATGCAATTCAATCTGCTCGTATCTGCGCAAGTCTTCAGGGGTCGTCACCATGCAGTAAGCCACCTCGAATTCGTCAACGTCCCACAGGTGCATATAGACCCGGCCTTGATAGTCGTAACCGGCCTTTTTTACCGTCGCCATTACTTCATCAACTGTAGCGGGAAACGTCGGCAGCGACCATGCGCATTTGATATCGATGATCTTCTTGTCAGGGATGATAATGTCGCATTCACCCGTCAAGATATCCGTGTTTTTACGCTCTGCGTTCTTGCTGTAGTTCGTGAAAAACACGTTGTTATAAAGCTCGATTGCATCATCTTCGCACTGCAAGCCCTTATTGAAATATTTGGTGTTGATGACCTCATTGAAGCCATACACAAATTCCTTTGCCATGCCGTTCAGAGCAGTCTTAGCGCCAACTGAAAGACCATCAGCGCTCTTACCCTCTGCCATTAACTCAGCGATACCACTTGCACGTATGCGGATCATTTCAAGCCTTTCTGTGTGTCATCCAACACGATTTGCTGATCTGGCGTAAGGTCGTAATACTTCCTGATTTCGGCCGCCGAGTACGTGCCAGCCTTGACGCTAGCAATGGCCTTGTCGAATGCCTTACCGCTGATGATTGGCAGCGCCTTGGTAGGTTCTGGTGATTCTGTGCCGATGCCATCATCGTCATCTTGAGCATCCTGCGTGGCAAGGCCGGTCGCCGCCAGAAGCGTATAACGTTGCAAATAATTGATTGCCGATGCCATCTGCTGAATGTTGTTCTTCTTTCCCGAATCATCGCGACTTGAATTCAGCGTCGTGCTTTCGCTGTGTCCGAGTTTATGGGTGAGAACACATGTTACATAAATCTGCGCATTGTCGCGCTGCTCAGTATCCCAGCGGTGGCTAAATCCATTGTCGGCCAAGCCTTTGATAATCGCCGTGGTGACATCGCCTAACGTGGCATGTTTGTAGCCGGTGAACGTGCCGTCCTTGTTCGTGTATCCGACCTGCTTAGTCTTGAAAATCTCAGGCGGATTACGCTTAAATTCGGCCATTGCCGCAACATAGGCTTTTTTGGCTTCAGCAGCGTCAAAGCGCTCTTTCATGTCCATCAGTTTCATTAGCTTATCTACGTCAAACTCTGGCGTTGACATGGCCTTGTCGATCATGCGCATCACGGCGCTTGAATCTGACGATGGAGCTTGTGCTATGTCATAGCGTTGCACATCAATTGTGACTAAATCGTTTTCCATGATTCCCTCAATTTTATTATTCGACGCTGAAACGAAAAAACCGTTATAGGTGCAACCCACTGCGGACACAGTGCCGATTTAACGGCTAGGGTTACACGTATAACGGTTTTCAAATCCGATGTGTCCGCAACGAATCCAGCAATCAGGATAATGCATCCTGCCAACATTTACAACAGCTTATTCAGCTTGGCCCGGAACATTCTGATATCGGCCTTGATGAGTTCGATGTGCAGCGAGTCACGAGCGGTAAGTAGCTGCTCGCACATGCCATTGATTGCATTACGGTAGTACCATTTACGAATTGTTTTGAACATGATGGCTCCCAATTGTTGATTGTTTTTATCCAGGCTTGTTCGCGAGCGATGATGATCGCATGCGCTTCGCGTATCTGAGATTCAGTCATGGCTTCCTTTCTTCGGGCAATGCGGGCAGCGAGAATCTGGCGCGATGCCTTCGCCAGTATCCAGACATGCAAGGCAGCTATAAGTATCTGAGTCATCTTCAATTTCTGGCGCATCAGGTAAAGGCATCCAGTGTGTAGGCTGACCTTGAGGGAATTGCATGCATGATACTGTGCCCCATGAGCGCCCAGGCATTGCATATTTATATCCGATGAATCCGGGATCATGTCCTGGCTGATCAACCTGATCACCTTCGCCAGCACTATATGATGCAATCTCCACGCCTTCACTGCCATTGATTAATACCTCGACACCTGGCTCAGGCAATTCCACATCAACGCTAATCCAATCACTCATAGAAAACTCCAACAATCAAAATTAAAATGCCCAAGATGATGAGAGCTATATCGGGATTGTTATTCAGGAGGGAGAAAAAGCGTTTCATTTAATCTCCCCACGCATCAAGTTCGCATAAAGCCGCTTCTTCTGGCGTGTCCGATGGCATGCAAGATTCTTGTTCGTTTTCGTAGATAACGTCTGCCAAGTCTGTCGCCAAGACATCATCGAAATCAGGCGCTAGGCGAAGCAATTCAACCTTACATCTTTCTAACCATTCTTCTTTTGTGAGCTCCATCTTGTTTCCCATTTAGTTGATAATTGAAGTCAATCCGATGAATCGACAGTCTCAACGAATCCGCATTTCTTGCATGTGTATTTCGTGAGACAGCGACCGACGTTTTCTTCTATTGATTCGTGCTGACAGCCAAATTTGAAGATGCTTAATTTGCCGCCGTGAGACTCGCCAATTAAGGCGAATCCGCAATCTTGCGGCATGAAGAACATACGCACATCGCCGATGGCTGTCCTTGACCATGCAGTAGCGAATGGGCTATACCAGAAGAAAATAGATTTAGCAAATTCCTCATGAGATATCTCTTTCCATCCGAAAGGAAGAGCATCACATCCATAACCATATTTTGGATGGGAAGATGAAGTTATTTCGCCACCCCAATATTTCTCTATCGCCTGCTCGGCGGAGAGATTTTTTTCAGTTCCCACAATGTAAAATAACATTTTCATTCCTTTTGTTTGAAGTTGGCAACCAGGCTATCTTCATTTTTGTACGATGATGCTAGCTCGACTTCGCTAGGACAATTCGGGAGCGGGTTCTAGCCGTCCAATTCCGATCATGTGGTTGCCAACAAAGTAAGGGGATGGGCGTTAATCCATCTATACGCTCGGCAATGGCTGATGCCTATCAGATAGGGCTTATGCTGGCACAGTCGCCACAACGGTCTCTCACCGATACATCAAGGTGTCAGTATCAACCCTTGAATACGCCATCCACGACATCCAGACTCACTGGAAATCCCTTACTTTGTTGACTCTGGCTTCCCACCAGATCGCCGCATTCTCCGTGCGGTCGGACTCCCTGATTATTGGTTGATCGATTACGTCGATCAGGCGGCCGCACCAAGGCGCATTACGGTGCATCTTTACTGCTTCAATTCCATCAATTTCAATTCAACCGATCCAGATTCGATCCATCCTTCGCCATCTTTCCGCAGCAGCTTAACGTCGATACCGGAATGCTGCCATTCCTTCGCTTCCTTGATATTTGGATGGAAAATAGTCTCGACCTTTCCGTGTACCAGTTCCTCGGTCTTGTAGTTCATTGGATGCATATTTGATCCCAAAGAACAACGCGACGAATTCCACCTTTATTGAGCGGCCCGAAATTCCACATGTCCATGTAGCCAGCGCCAAAAGCGCCAGACCATTCCGGTACATACAAGTAGCGATGAACTCCGAATGCTTTCATTTCGTTCTCCGTAGTTGTTTGAGTTAAGCCAAATCAATTTCTGCACATGTTCTTACAAAATCTTTTGCTTCTTTCATGCTTCCCGCCGCAAAAACCGTGTCCTTGAACAATCCTCTTACTGTAACAAAGTATCCGTATGGCTTCTTTGCAATCCATGCATAGTGCTTACGACCTATTTTCGCTTCAGTATCTATTAAAGACTGCTTGGAGAATTTCAGTTCCGTATCCATTTTGTTCTTCCATGTGTTCACTGCTTGGATTGAACTATAGTTGCAGACGAATTACATGTCAAGCACATTTGTGCATATTTCCTGGAATCACCCATTGCACATATATGCTTGACTATGGATTGTAAATATCCTAGAATTTGAAGCATGGACACGAAACTTGAATACGTTCTGGCAGAACTAAATCGCCGAGAGGGTCAGCTGGAGACTGTAGCTGATGGAGCCAATGTAAGCAGGCGCACAATTGGGTATCTGCTTCATTCTGATAGGGACATTAGAGCAAGCACACTGAACAAGCTTTATCAGTACCTGAAAGAAAATCAGCGTAAGAAAATACTTGTAAAGGATTCGGAATGACCAATGACGAAGCAATGGCCTTCCCCATAATTTTTCTAGTCATCATCGCAGCAATGATCTTTCTAATGCTTTGGCTGATTCCTTCGGATAAGGGAGATAAACAATGAATGTAACTCAGTGGTTTTCAATGCGCGATGCCCCAATAAATATTGGGGTTTATCAGGTCATCGATAGATTCAACATGACTTGGTTTTCACTTTGGAATGGTGCTCAGTGGTGTCTGGTAAATTTTCATTTTGAGAATGCTTCCAAGGCTACCTGTCAAAGTGTGGACTGTTATGGCGGATTCATTGTTGGCTGGCGCGGGATGTTGAAATGACTGACCGCCCGAAGTTCGTCGAGCGCAAGATAACTTTGTCCGGGTCGCTCCAATTGGATACCGCGATGAATCTATTGCGCAACCTGCCGATCGATAAAGAGCGGCCGCTTGAGCTAGTGGTTCGTGAACTGGTCAAGGTTCGCGGCCTTGATGCAAATGGACTGTACTGGAAACGGCTAACAGAAATTGCAGAGCAAGCCTGGTTCAACCGCAAGCAGTTCAGTAAAGAGGTTTGGCATGAATATGCACGTCAAAACTTGATGGCCGATCCAGTCATAATTAAAGATGGCAGCGTAATGTCAAAGTGGGTCGAATCGCCAGATGGTAGTTCTGTAGTCGTTTCAACTACGCTACTTGAGAAAAAATTCTTCGCTGATTACATAACCGCAGTCGAAGCATTCGGCGCAAGCCTTGGCGTGATGTTTAGTGCAAACCCTAACGAACAAAGGATGATGCGGTGAACGAAATCCAATTTCAGATATTGCGCTCTGCCGTCAATCTTTCGCGCAATTATGGCATTCGCACTTTGCCGACATTGGTAGATCGGCTGAAAACAATCTATCCTGAAATGGAAGAAGATATCAAGGTCGCTATTTCAACATGGTCTGATTACGTAAAAAATTCAGGCAGTCTGAATAACATAGGGAGAAAAGAAGAATGAAGTCCGTAACTTATGACGAAACGAAATATGTGTTGGTCCCGCTAATTCCAACCGTCGATATGATGGTAGATGCTCGCGTATATAATGCGCGCGCTGGCGCTGATGCAACAATCCAAGGGGAATATTGCGCCATGCTGGCCGCCGTACCCGAATCACTTTCTGGCGGCAGTGGCGAATTTAGAAGCGTTACTGGTTTGTATGGTATCGCCCACGGAACTGAATTATTCACTCATCCCACCCCTGATCCCGCAGCCATCATCCGAGCGACGATTGAGGCGGCTGCTAATGTATGCAATGAGAAAGCACGAAAACATTCTACTATGTTCGAGCACCCCGATATGTACGCCGCCGATGGATGCGCAAGGCTTATCCGCGCCCTTTCCGTAGAGGCGATACTGGCCGGCATGGAGGGTAAATGAATGGCCTGGTCAATCAGCAATGCGATGATGAAGGACTACGAGAACTCGCGCTCTTCGCGGGAGCAGGCGGCGGCATCCTCGGAGGCCATTTGCTCGGATGGAGAACAATCGTCGCTGTCGAATACAACGCCTATGCCAGATCAGTATTACTGGCCCGACAAAACGACGGAACACTCCCGCCTTTCCCGATTTGGGATGATGTGCGCACCTTTGACGGCAGACCATGGCGAGGTCGTATTGACGTGGTTTCGGGAGGGTTTCCCTGTCAGGACATTAGCGCAGCAGGAAAAGGCGCGGGACTTGATGGAGCACGAAGCGGACTCTGGGGAGAAATGGCAAGGATCATTCGCGAAGTACGACCCAGATTCGTTTTCGTGGAAAACAGCCCAATGCTCACTTCTAGGGGGCTCGGAACAGTTCTTGGAGATTTGGCCGAGATGGGGTTCGATGCTGAATGGGGCGTCATATCTGCGGCAGATACCGGCGCTCCCCATTTGCGCGAGCGAATCTGGATCGTGGCCAACAGTTTGTGCCAGGGACCACAAATATCCGGGACGGTCAAGATTGGACCGAACAGGCAGCAAATCCGGGGAAGTTCTTCCTCAGGCCATAGGTGGCCCGCTGAACCCAGATTGGGCAGAGTGGCTCATGGGATTGCCCATAGGGTGGACAGAATTAAAGCCATTGGTAACGGCCAAGTTCCAAGAGTGGCAGCAACAGCATGGCGGATTCTAAAACCATGACCCCATCCCCAAAGCCAAAGAAGCCGCCAAAGCCAAAAGGTAGAATCAAATAATGAAACGATCCGGATTTGTTCGCAAGCCTCTGACGGATTATGTGCCGACCGATCCGAAGCGGTTAAAGATGCCTAAACGCTTGACTTCTAAGCAGCGGGCGGTTACTTCAGAGGAAAAGATGTTATGGGATCGCATGGCGAATCGAATTGGCTGCATCGCCTGCGCGCTGGATGGTAATCGTAATATGCATGTCTCGATCCATCATATGGATGGCCGCACAAAACCAGGTTGCCATACAAAGGTTCTTCCGTTGTGCGCAGGGCATCATCAAGATGGTACTGGTAATGATAAATCGATGATAGCAGTGCATCCCTACAAGGCGCGATTTGAAGCCCGATACGGCTCTCAAAATGAATTGTTAGACATGGTAATGGAATTATTAGAAAACGATGACTAAAAGCCCGATTGAAGCCACATTTTCATTGCATTGCAAAGCCTATGGCTTGACGCCAGAAGCTGAGTATAAATTTCATCCGTTGCGCAAATGGCGTTTTGATTTCGCTTTCCCATCGCAGATGGTCGCTGTCGAGTGTGAAGGCGCCGCATGGACTGGTGGGCGCCATACACGAGGATCTGGATTCATTGCAGACATGGAGAAATACAACGAAGCCGCAAAACTTGGCTGGTTGGTCTTTCGTTTTGACGGCGATTCAGTCAAACGTGGTGATGCCATCAAATTCATGCTTTCAGTTTTACAAACTTAGGGAGGAATAAATAATGGGTCAGCCTTTGGAGAAACGCAATGAGATGCACGACATACGATCGGCCATCCGTACAGTGCTATTGCAAAATCCGCAGGGGCTTGAATATCGCGAGCTTCTGCCGAAAGTTCGCCCTCTGGCTCCTAAAGCTCTTGACGAACAGATCAAGCGCCAGGTATTCAAGATGCAATTCACTGATTTAAGAATTGACCTATTTAATCCTCGGCGCGGTGTTTATTTCCTGGTTGGCACGGATGAAGAGCCTCCAGAACCTGCGCACGTGAAATACAAACCTCGGCCCCCCGTAGAGCCAAAAGAAGAACCTGACCTTGATATAAGGCAGCGCATAGTTCCGTTTGAGCCACTCCAGCATTTCCTATCCGGCCCGATCAAGTCTCCGATGGAATGGAGCGTGGATTGCTTGGCTCAAGCTACTGTTTAAAACTGGTCTCCGCATCCATTATGCGGCATAACGAAAGGGAAATATGATTCAACCTACAATTGGTCGCGTGATTTGGTTTTACTCTATTGCGCATGGTTGCCCCGATGTCATTAATCCTCAGCCATATCCTGCATTTGTCTGCTATGTGCATGGCGATCGCATGATTAACGTCGCTGGCTTTGATAGCACTGGCGTTCCATTTGCACGCTCATCGGTAACTCTTCTACAAGACGATGACACAATCCCGCTTTACCGCGATTATTGCACCTGGATGCCATATCAGGTGGGTCAAGCCAAGAAAGCCGAATAATGAACCCACTGCACTCGATACATGAGTCTGTACGAGGCGAACGTAACAAGTATATGCCACGGCCTAGGCCGGCAGGAATGGATCGCGCCAGCGTTACTTCTGAACAGCGTGAAGTACTGGAAAGTATAGCCTTAGGCATATTCACGGACATGACGAATTCCGGGTGCAGTCTTCAGGAAACACTTGCGGCAATTTATCTATCTGGCATTAAACATGCTTTATCACCGATGTAAAAATAACCATGTGATTATCCACATACATCACAAGCCGTCCACGCGACGGCTTTTTCTTAACCGGCGCAGAGTTTCGGGGATTTATAGCATGGGTTGGTGTTGTTCTGAATAAATAAATATTTTTTATTTGTGCATTGATCCCCTTGACTCTATGCAACAGTATTGTAAAATTTATCTGTGCTTGGTCGCACCCAAATCAGTAAGGCTTCACATACATCCTGGCGGGTACTGGCCCGTTCGACCAACCCTTACCGGGAGGATGTAGGTGAAGCCTTTTTTCGTCTAGGGATAACAACAAAAATGCTTACCCATCAAGAAAAAGCCATGCGCCATGCAAAGGCTATCAAGAATTTACCCACCCAAGAAAAGAAGCGCGAGTATGCGCATGTTCTCTGCCAATACCTGATCGCTATTCTTCGGGACAGGAATCATGGCCGGTGAATGGATAACCCTCCGCACAGGGATTATGGAGATGCCTAAATTTTGGTGCATCGTGCGCGATACAAAAACAACTGAGGCAGACGCCTTTTTAGCAATTTACCGTTTAGCGGCATGGTTTAAAACGCATGGCAAGCAGGGGAAAATGAAAACTGTTCATACGCTTGTAGATCGTTTTGTTGGCATCGAAGGATTTTCTGTTGCGATGCAAGCGCAAGGCTGGCTAAAGAATGAAAATGGTATTTTGACGTTGAGCGGATTTTGCGATGTAAGTGCAACGCGCAAAGGACTCGGAAAGAAAATTCGCGCTTCCATACTTTCTTCTGGAAAGTGTGCTGCATGTGGTGCTGTCGATAATCTTGTGGTTGATCATATCATCCCTGTTGCGCGTGGTGGTTTATGTGAAAGATCGAATCTTCAAGCTCTTTGCCAGCCATGCAATATATCAAAAGGCAAAAAATTACCTGAAGAGTGGCGAGGCAGAAATGGCTAGTCCTTGGTTGCGGCTTTGGTCAGATATGCCGAATGACCCAAAATTCAGGACTATTGCACGAATTTCAAAACAGTCTATCAGTAGCGTGATCGCAGTCTATGTCCATATGCTTTGTTGCGCATCGAACGCAACCGAACGCGGGAGAACGCAAGGGTGGGACGATGAAGATATTGCGTCTGCATTAGATATGGATTGTGCAAGTATCACAGCAATTCGTGATGCAATGGAGGGAAAATTGATTGAAGGAGATTGGCTGACAGGATGGGACAAACGCCAACCGAAGAAAGAAGATGGCGCTGCTGAAAGAGCTAAAGAGTGGCGAGAAAAAAAAGCAGAAGAAGAACGCAACCGAACGCAACCGAACGCAACCGAACGCCAAGAGATAGAGGAGAGGAGAGGAGAAGTAGAAATAGAGGAGATAAGTTCAAAAGCTATTGTCCCCAGCGAAGCTGATGACGACGCGGCCACCATTGCAAAACCTGAAAAGCCGGATTGCCCTCATCAAGAGATTATCGCTATCTACCATGAGGTTTTGCCTCAGTGTCCGCGCATTCGAGAATGGACGCCGGCCAGAGCTACGCAATTGCGAACGCGATGGAATGAAAATTCTAGCCGTCAGAATCTGGATTATTGGAGACAATTTTTTGAATACGTGGCGCAATGTGATTTTCTTGTCGGGCGCGCTGGAAAGACTCCATTCTTTGCCGATTTGGAATGGATGACGAAAATTGCAAACTTTACAAAAATAAGGGAGCAGAAATATGAAACGAGGACCACATGATTGACGGACAGGAAAGCCCGCACAGTACGGAATCTGAACAGGCCGTGATTGGTGCTCTGCTTCTGGACAATGACGCGGTAGACCGTATTGGTGATTTGCGGATAGATCATTTTTACGTTGCGGATCATCGAACTATATTCGGAGAGATACTGCGCCAGGTGGTGGCATCTAAAGCTTGTGATGTAATTTCAGTATTTGACCAAGTACGCGATAAGATCCCCGAAGTGCTGATGTATTTGAATTCGATCGCACAAAGTACGCCTAGCTCTGCCAATATCGCTCGCCATGCTGAAATTGTTCGGGATCGGGCATTGCGGCGAGGATTGATTGCAGAAACGTCAAAAATGGCTGAGATGGCGTTTAATCCAGTTGGTAAGACAGCCGGTGAAGTTCTGGACTTAGCTCAATCGGCAATTGCAGCGCTTGCCGAAACACGGGCAGTCCGCGAACCGATCCGCGCAAGCGATGCGATGGTAAGCCACTGCGAAGTCTTGGAAGGACGCATAGATAAGAAATTTCGCGGGATTGCTACGGGCTTCGAAGATATTGATGCTTTGCTGACTGGAGGCCCGAATCGCGGCGCATTGGTGATTATCGGGGCACGCCCATCAATGGGTAAAACGGCGCTTTCGCTGAATATTTCGATCAACATGTCACATAACCATAGCGTCCTTTTCTTGTCGCAGGAAATGCAGCGTGGTGAATTGTTGGATAGAGCTATTGCCAGCATGGGGCAAATATCGCTTTCCTCTGTCATCTTGGGCGATATGGATAACGATGATTGGAATCGGTTTTCTGCGGCTAACGCGAAGCTGGTCAATATGAATCTTTATATCGATGATCAGCCGGCACTTACGATTCTTGATGTGCGATCAAAGGCAAGACTGGTCAAGCGTAAACATGGTCTGGATGCAATCGTGGTTGATTATTTGCAACTCATGTCGGGCGAAGGCTCTAATCGAAATATGCAGATTGAGGAAATCAGTCGCGGTTTGAAAGCACTGGCTAAAGAGTTGAATGTGGTGATTTATGCACTGTCGCAGCTTTCGCGTAATGCTGCCAACAAGAGCCGTCCGCAGCTTTCAGACCTGCGCGACTCTGGCGCCATTGAGCAGGATGCGGACATTGTGATGTTCGTACACCGGGCCGAAGTTGACGATCCTAGTACGCATATGAAGGGGTTTGCGGACGTATTCATTGCGAAGAATCGGCAAGGCCGAATTGATGATGTGTTGCTTGAGTATGAAGGCATGTACACACAGTTCAAAGACACACGTAGGCATCGGCCAGTCCCGAAAGCAGTCCCAGAAAGAAAGCCGACAAGTTTGGCTAACCATTTGTAAAACATCGCGCATCACATGGTCAAATGGAATTTTAAAAGCTAGGGAGGGGAGGAAATAAAAGTTGTGATTGGTAAATTATGTGCTATTCTTAGCACATGAAACGCACAAACTTTTACTTTCCAGAAGGGCTGATCGAGCGCATCAGACTCGCAGCGAAAAAAGAAGGACGCTCCATGTCCGAATTCATCCGTCGCGCCATCGTCGCGGCGCTGGAAAAACTTAAGCTGTAATCAAGGGGAATGCTATGTTCAAATTTTTGAAAAGGAAGTCAAAATCCGAGGATGATTTGATCCGCATGATGGATGCAATCATGGCTGATAAATCGAAGGATTTAACGAAGGCAGCGCTACCGATTGGCCGCTGTATTGGCGGAGATTTTGGAATGGCAAAATCGGGCAATCATGGATACGCAGTAATAAAATAAATCAAGGGGAAATACAAATGCTTATCGAGATCAAAAATCGCTGTACTGGCAATGTTTTATTCGCGCATACCGTGGAAGGAAATACTTTAGCCATTACGCTTGCAATGGCGCTTGAAGCGCAGAAAAACGGCGGTGCAGACCTGCGCGGTGCATACCTGGGCGATGCAGACCTGCGCGGTGCAGACCTGGGCGGTGCAGACCTGCGCGGTGCAGACCTGGGCGGTGCAGACCTGGGCGGTGCAGACCTGGGCGGTGCAGACCTGGGCGGTGCAGACCTGCGCGATGCAGACCTGCGCGGTGCAGACCTGCGCGGTGCAGACCTGCGCGGTGCAGACCTGGGCGGTGCAGACCTGCGCGCTGCAGAGCTGAGCGGTGCAGAC